ATGACAAATATTGCAGAACAGCTAGCTCCTGCTGCGCCTTTGTGTGCGCGAGAACAGCTAATTCAAAGGTTATATAGAACTACACCACCAAGAACACTTTGTACTAATGACGATATAACAATGGGCCGTTACCGTTATGGTGAAATAGCTTTAGGGGAATATCTTCATGTTCAAGTTAACCCAAAAGCTATTCAATATTGGCTGATTTTTGATATAGATGATGAATCAGCGTTTTCTTGGGAAGACAATCTACTACCTGCTCCAAATATAATTGTTAGTGGTCCATCTATAAGTAAATTAGGCAAAATAGAGGCTCAAGGAGGAGCGCATCTGCTGTACGCTATTCAGGGTGTTACAACAAGCCTTAAAGGTAGGCGCAAACCAGTCGCGTTTATGAAGTATGTAAATCAAGCTATGCGAATAAAGCTTGGAGCTGATGAAGACTATACAGGACCTTTATGTAAAAACCCGCTTCATCCCCATTGGAAAATTACCTTCTTACATGCGCATGAGTACAGCCTCAACGAACTAAATGACTTCCTACATAAACCTAAAAGGGAGTATGGCCATGGGTTTGATTGGGGGGCAGTTGCAAACTCTCGTAATTGTTATTTGTTTCACCAACTACGCTTCATTGCTTACAAAAGAATTAACTACGCCAGAGAAAACTGGCGATTTGAGGACTGGCGCAAACACTTGTTTGAGGTTGCTGAAAGCTTAAATAACTTTGAAGGTTTTGGTTTAGCAAAAGAATATCCTCTGAAGTACAAAGAATTGCAGTCGATTACTCAAAGCGTAGCCTCTTGGACTTGGCAAAAATACTTTCCTAACCACAATCGAGGGATTGCAGGAACTTGGTTGTACCAAATACCCATTCAATCCACTGCACTCGCTCAACGCGAAGGTGCACGGTATACCCACACTAAAAGGCGTAAAACATCTGAAGCGTTGATCAAACAAGCTCTCAGCAAGTTGTGCTTTGAAGGTCAAAAGCTTACTCAGAAGAGTATTGCGAACGAAACGGGACTTACTCGACAAACAGTCGCGAAGTATAAGCAATTAATTGATGATGTTAAGTATGCTGCCCCTCAGGGTATTAGGGGTTAAGGGATATAAACTTAGGGGAGTAGGCTTAGTATGTATGTAGCTTTAAAATGCAGAAGTAGAACAGGCTACATATATGCTACATCAAAATAAGATTAACTCAGTAGAAGTGCTACATTTTACAATAAATATAGAGTTAACTTATTGAATAGGGTAAGGAAAAGCTGGTCGGCATAGCAGGATTTGAACCTGCGACCCCTGACACCCCATGATATGTGTTACTTTTCACTTAAGGTTATGAACTTAAACAAAAAACATTGTTTCTAGTAGCGTTTCTCAAGTTCAAAAATCGCCACTTTCAACACTTTTAATATTAATAAAATCAGCTGGTTAAACGCCATATTACTACCGGATTCAAACTGTGTCAGATAGTTACCATTGAAAATGGAACTATTAGTTAAGTTTATACAAGCTCGATAGATAATACGACACTAGTGACTGATAGGTTTCGCTGTAATAGTTCATATCAGATCGCGCGGATTCAGGAAAATATGCAAATTGTGCCCCTTATCTTTCTCAAAAAACCATAACTTGCATTTTTAATAATACTGGCAATGAGTTATCATTTTAGTTAACTGACCCCCCAAACTTTCCAATTATCAGCCTCCAATAGCCTGTTCGCTATAGTGGTTATAAGAGATTGTGATGACAGCGCACTGTATGTTAGGCAGAGTCTGCCATAAACCATCCCTGAGGAATCGTCTATAAAGCATCGAGCTACGAAATCATGGCAGTTATTTTCAATTAAATCATACTTGATCTTTGAACCCACTTTATCTATCGCTCGTTGAGCCGCTTCAGGTGAGCCAATGGCTTTTCCTTCTTTACACGAAACATAAATGCTTCTTGATGGGTTTTTTCCACCTAGACGTCTCACAAATTGAAATCCATCAACTTTTTCAACTAAGCCATCACCATTGAGGTGTACAATCATGTTATTTCCAACATAGATACCTGAATGAACTGCTAGATGACCTACGAGGCCGCAATATACAATACTTCCAATTGCAGGTGCTTTAACACGTGTTTGTAAATAATTGCTGCTGAAACTCTTATAGCCAGTTTTAGCTAAGTAATAAGCAGGAAGAAAAAATAGATATCTATACATCGCATTTATCTCAAAATTTAAAAATTTCTCTGTGTGCCGCCAAGTATTTTTTATTAGCTTTATTAAAGTTAACTTTTATATTGCGTGGTGCTACTCCCAATTTCACCAAGTTTTCTTTATTAAATTGTGGGTGAACGATAATGCTCCCTTCGTCATTAAAAGATATAAAACCTTTATCAAATAGCTTGTCTATTGATGGGGATAATAGTATTCCATTATTCGGATCTACTTTTTCTTCATCGTTGGCGAGCGCCCAAGGAACGATGTGTGAAGCTACTAATAATTCTGGCACATCAACCCCTGTAACAGGGCATTTTGCATCCCACTGCTTGAAAAGATCTTTACGAAATTGGCCCTGACCAATTCTCGCATTAATGATGGCTTCACGCTTAGTTTTCTTTGGATTTCTCTTCTTATTGAGTGTAGAAGATTGATAGTCAGCAACTTTGATTAAATCCATGTTTAAATGGTCGAATACAAAGCTGGCAGCTCCCTTGGGTATTTGCACTAGGTAGCTTTGAGTGCATTGATGCTTACCTTGGGTCAGTAACTTAGGTACGCATTCACTATTAAATCTATGGAAAAGTTCGTGTCTAAATACAGATGTATCCACCGGTGTATTTAGTTGGATTAAGTCAACTTCAACTTTGTTTCCTTCAATCCCCCATATATCAAATGTTCGACTTTTAGGTCTTTCTGCTCGATAAGCATCCATTTTTGCGATTGCGACAGCAATTATCTCGCCACTATTATGGCAGAAAATAACGTCACCTAGTTTTATGTTGGCGGTATTCGACCAATCTGTTTTGTGGGCCTTTTTTCCATTTCTTATTTGATGGGTAGGTGACCATAAAAAACTATCTTCTAACACTTCTCGATACGAAGTACCTAAGTTTACCCAATAATAAGCCATTTATTTCTCACTCTGAATGTTTCCTGAAGGCTGCGACATCTCGTTCTGAGATTTGAGAGGGGTAGCAAATTGGTTCTGCTCCACCTGGCTTGCTATATGCACTTCTTTTTCCACACTTCCTACCTGCTCGGTCTAAATTATAGGGACATGGGCAACTGCCAGAATAATTAGAGATTGATTCTTGGATTATGAGAGACTTAATTTGATCGTCAGTCAGTTGATTTTTTTCTGCCTGCTCTTTAGCGAAAAGGTTAAAGCTTACTGAGGTTAAAATTAGCAGTACCGTAACAATATTGGTGTTCATGAGTACAGTTCCTTTTATCCTATGACTTGGTCGATATAGCCGAGCCGTTTTTAATGTCCCTTTCATGAAATTCGCTTATGGTAGGGAGTAAAGTTTGTATAAATTTTTCTATATCTTGATACCGTTGCTCATCAATATCTTCATCCTTAATATCTAGTAACTTTTTGCTATTTACTCTATCGCGACGACTGCACCTTTTAGCAACTGCCACAATGCAGTCATCAACTTCAGAGATTACCTGTTTCTTTAGTTCTGATTCTGCTGATTGAATTATGCCTAGTAGTTCAGGTGGGGTATTGGTGGAGGCAACTCTTAACTCTTCAAATATACGAACACTTGATACTGATGTATCAAGCAACTTATCAATTCCTTTTAGTTTAAATGCCAGGATAGGGTGTATTTGAGCAAGGTCTTTTAACGCATCCTCAAATGGCGTCCTAATTCTTTCTAATGTATCACCGACAGATGTTTCAATAATACTAGAAGTGTGAGACTCAACCACCGGCCCTAAAGTATGGTCTAAAAAATCCAAATCGCCGTTTATTTTAATACTTCTCAACTGGCTTTTATAACGATCTAGAAATATTTCTCGTTCAGATCTTGGTGACGAAAGCTTAACCTTAATAACATGACGAATTTCAAAAAGCATATAGAGTACTATTCTAGCACTTTTCTTCTTGTCAATGGATGACCGGGAAAAGTACCCGATGCTACTGATTAAGGATGCTAAAGTTATACCGATCAAGCTACTTGCCAGACCGACTAGGGCAGCTATGATTCTTACATCTAGATCCATATACACGTTCCTTTGTTAATAAACGTTACAATAATGAATCTGTAATCAAAATACAATCTAAACGAACTGTATGTATGAGTCGAATCAATATTGTACTTTTACGCTTTAATAGGTGCTCTAAATACTAATTTGAACATGAGGGACCTGTGTCCATTCAATATCTTTACCAAAGCAGGTATAAACCTTCGTAGACTTGCTGCTCGAATGACCCATTCTATATTGCGGATCAATACCTTGAGCTTCTATTAATCTAGCAGATAGCCCTCTTATTTCATGGTATGTTGGCCTTTCTTCTTTTGGCAGTTCAGAGTAAAGACCTAGCTGATCTCTAACATCAGAAAACTTGTTACTAATGTTCCGACTTACTATTTGAGTAATGTGTTTCACATGTTGGCTCATAGGATTAGAGTTCCCTTTTGGAAAACGGTGCACAACATACGGAGAGGCTATACTGTCTCTGCTCTTATCTATAATGTCCTTTATGGCTTGCCCAATTGGTAACATAACGTGTGAGGCTTCTGATTTGTGTGTCTTTTGCCTGTGAATAGCGAGTTCTCCATATATATGGTTGCCATCAACTATTTTAGGCTCTTCATACCATATGCAGCCACAGCGGTTGGGCTCAGGTTTTTTGATGCGATATTCAATTCTCGAAACTTCTAGAACTGCATGGGTTGTTTGCATAGTAAGATCCATAGCCGTGCGAAGCCAAAGCGGGGCTGCAGTACGGATTTTTACGAATGCAGCGATGTCGAGAGCTCTGCGCTTCTTGGATTCTTTGGGCTTTTTGATTTTAAGTGCAGCAGGGTTATCGGTCATTTCGCCTATATCCTTTGCATAATTAAACACCAACTCTAGAAAGCTTAGCTTACGGTTGTAAACGTTGTTGCTAGCGCCTGGGTGATATTTATCTAAATACTCAGTTACGTCACCTAAATCAATATCACTCCCAGGCATAGTGAAAAACTCTTTCATTCGTCCCGAGTCATTCATCCAAGTGGTCACTAGGTTGCTACCTGGTGCTTTATCTTCAATCATTCTTTGAATAATAGAGTCAATACATTCGCATAAAGGAGCATTAGAAGCGCTGCCGTTTAGAAGATCTTCGAGAATTGTGCCGGCTCGTTTGATTTTGTTATACTCGTTGGCAATTATTATTGCTTCTGCGCGCTTCTGGCTCACCACCTTTCTTATGCCGTTAACAAGGGTTAGTACATAGCCTTTGCTCTTATTGTGATATAAAAAAGGTGGAAGATCTTTGTTTTTAGAAAGCCGTTTCCTAGGTGTCATAATCAGCTACTCATCGCTAACAGCATTGCTATATCTTTAGCTTTGGCATAAGTTCCCGGCTTTTGGTCTTCATAGATGTAAGCTTGGCCACCGGGGCCAACTAGCTCACCCTCTAGGTGTCCTGCTGTAACCCAGTCACGAAGTGACTGGTAACTAGGCTCGGATCCTTTTGCAAAGTACATAGAAGCCCAAACTCTTGCCTTAAGTAACTTTCTTTGATTAGTCATGTTGGATGCTCCTGATAATATTTGTTTACTTAACTACGCCAATCTCTGAGAAAATGGCCCTAAATTCATCTTTACGATTGCCTAGGTATGTAATGAAACAACCCTTGGGCGCACCTTTTATTGGCTTGTTACTTTCATCATGAAAATGTGTGCGACCATCTAAAAAGCAGCTTAAGCCAGCGTTTAAAAGCTTTTGACACCAAGCCTCTGAGCAGCTTACAAATGTTATATTCATGGCCTCTTTGATGTTTCCAGCGTTAAATTGACCAAGGTAATAATCAACCCAATCACCATTTGATGGAATGTCACTATCGATGCAGTGGCCACGATACTTTTTGTACGTTGGGTCGTTGCAGACCTTCTTTTTACATTTCTTGCCGCAAGCCTTTTCTCCTTTGCTGAATGGGTGGTTCATCCAAACCGTCTTTGCATGCCACTGCTGTTTTAGGGCATCGTTTTCTTTATTAAAGAACCGAAGTGCTTTGACGTTCTGATTAGCAGTTTCGCAGCTTGCTGGATCTAGCTCGATAACTGGGAACATTCTGTGCACGTAGGCAAGGATCTCTGGTGGCGTGTAATATTCTACACAGCCGCTATCTTGGTTTATTAGCTCATCGTTACCCATCGTCGTTACCCCACCAATACGCTACGAGCGCCGTTATGGTTAGGCTCGCTAACAATGCCGTTTGCAACCATTTCCTCAACTATCCGAGCTGCCCGGTTGTAACCGATCCTAAACTTGCGTTGGATGGCGGATACGGAAACGCGCCCCTCAGTTTTCACAAAGTCCACCGAGTCTTTATAGAAGATGTCTTTTCCGCTAGAGTCGATGAACGGGTTGCTGGTTGGTTGCTCTACTTGTTGTTCATCGCTTTCAGTTACTTGAATCAATTGGCCCTCAAGAGCTGAGATAAGGCTTACAAGTTCGCTGGCAACAAGAATAAAGTCGGCACTTAGCTTTAATGCCATGTCTTCATTTGGCATGTCAGCGTTAGTTTCTTTTATGATGTCCGAGTATTTAATTTGGCTAATGATGCCGCTGTTACTCAAAGAGAATCTAAGCTTCTCGCTTTTCAGCGCTAGCTTTGTGACCAAAGAGTCATTAAGTAGGGCTAATACTTCCGCTGTGTTCAGCTCTTGGTCTTTCAAGGATACTTCAGAGCTTTTTTCACAAGAGTCAGTAAATGTGGCATCACCGCCAAACCCAAAACCATCTAACGGACATTGGTCGCGTAAGTGCTTTGTTAGCGTTTGCGCAATATCAGCATTTGCAAAAGCGGGGACAACCGGAAGGGTCCCAAGTGACTTACGAAGCAACGCCAATATCTCGTCTGCTTTTTTAAAGCTGGAAGCGTTAACGATGATTAGCTCTGCTTTAGTGTCAATTAGTGCGTATTCGTATGAGTTCTTTACAAAAGCCTGTGGTAATAGGGTACATAACAGGTTCTCTTTAATGTCGTCACGTTCTCTTTTGCTAACAGTTCGGTTTTCTTCCTGTTGGATAGTATCAACTTTGTTTTGAAGCATTTCGTTTAGCACTGCTGGTGGCAACACCCTTTCTTGCCTGCGTGCTTTTACGAGGATCTTTCCATCTTCAAAATGAGCCAAGGTGTTTCCGTATTTGCCCAGGGCATTTACCCAGCCATACGTACTCATTTCTTGTTCGCCACAACCTCTAGCTGCATCTTGAGCTAGGGCAGCGTCAAATTCTGCTTGCTCATAATTTGGTGTGCCTTTGAACCTGTATGCTATTGCGTAAGTGAAAAACATATTAAAACTCCTTACATAACACTTAATAGTGCGGGGTATTGCAGCCCAATAGGCGCAAATGGAATGTCGTCGTCAAAATCAATGGGTGGTTCCATTGGATGTGACTGTGCGCCAGCTTGTTGTTGCTGCGGGGCGAAATTGCCTTGCTGCGGTCTGGTCGATTGCGCTGGGCGCTGTGTATTCTGTTGTTGCGGTGCGTGGTTGTATTGCTGGTTGCCTTGGTATTGGCCTGTGTTTTGCTGCTCACCGCGGCTACCCAACATTTGCATTTGGCCACCCATATCAACCACTATTTCAGTGGTGTATTGGTCTTGGCCTTGTTGATTGGTCCATTTACGAGTTTGCAAGCGCCCCTCGATATACACCTGAGAACCTTTGCACAGGTATTCACCCGCAATCTCGGCCAACTTCCCAAATATTGCTACTCTGTGCCACTCGGTACGCTCTTGCTGCTGGCCAGTATTTTTGTCTTTCCAGCTGTCAGTAGTTGCAACGCTAAACTGCGCTACAGCTCCGCCATTTGGCATGTAGCGAACCATAGGGTCTTTACCCAAATTACCTACTATGATTACTTTGTTAACTCCGCGAGCCATGAAAAACCCTTAATTCATTGTTAGTAGAGCTGGCACCAATAACGCTGCTACAAGAGCGGCTATAGCCAGCAAAAACTGGTTGTTTTTGGAAAAGAGCTTGCACCCATGAGGGTGCTCGCTCATACATGGAGAATTAGGATGCATTAAACTGTGCCTCAAGAATTTTGATGTATTGCTCAGCTTCTTCGAGTTTGAAGCACACAAAATCAAGCGTGTCACTTTTAGCTCTGTCATAATCACTCGGCCACAGCTCTAAAGGAACATAGCAACCTGAGTTGGTATTTTGCTGCTTAGGCTCCGCTGGTGCAGGTGGTGCTTTCGGCTGTAGAGCTTCCAGTTGTCTTGCCTGTTCCTGCATCATTTCGAGCTGCTGCATACTCATCGCTTTGGCGTCTACCGCTGCCGTAATAAAATCACCGTAATCACTTTCTAAAATTGGCAATTCGCGCAATGCATCAAGCCTCCGCTCAATTTCAGCTGACGATTTTCCTATGCACTGGCTGGGGTACATTTGTAGTTGTGCGAGGTTTTGTTTTACTGTGATTTCGGCTTGTTCACGTTGTAGCTTTTCGCGAGCCTTTGCATCATTAAGCATGAGCATAAGCGTTGAGAGTGTTTGCTCCTTAACTTGAATTGCTTCGTGAATAAGCTCTTTGCTGAATACTTTGGTGTCGATTAAATCAACACTCTCGATCACCCCTGCAATATATTCAGCATCTTTACGCTGACAATTTGGAACAAAATCGCGTATCTCGTTAAGCTGCTTGCGTTCTCTTGCAAGTAATTCCTCTTGCTCTCTCTTGAGCTTTGCAGCAGCTTCTTTACGGCGTTTTTCTTCTTTTTCCATCGGTTCAACAATTGGGTCGTATGCCGAGGTTACATCTGCACAAAGTTTGTCACCGTGTGTTTTAAGGCTGGCCGCTACTTTTTTACGCTTATCATCTATTGCCTTGGTCAGCTTGTTGCGTTCCGCTCTAGCAGCTTTTCCTTGTTTAAACTGCTTGTCATCAGACATATCGTAAACAACATCTCTAGGGTATTGATCACAGATATCCTGTAACCCTTGTGCTGTTAGCTCAGGGGTAAATACTTGCTCGACTAGGCTTGTGCTGGTTAACTGTTCAGGCATTAATGCGCTCCTTGAAGTTGAGAAATTCTTTGTTGCTTAACTTGATTGATTCGGGCTTCGTAGTCCGCTTTATTTAAGGTGAGAGATGAGCATTGCCCTCTCAGCTCAAGTTGAAGTGACTTGAATTGCATTTCTAAAATAGATTCGTTTTCGGCTTCTTCTAAGTACTGGATCTGCTGCTTAAGCCACGCATTAAAGCGCTCAAGTGACTGCTTGCGTTTTTGTTTTGCTGTCGCCTCTATTTCAAGCAAACGCTTATCTCTTAACGCACGCACTTGCTCCTTGATGTCTGGACGGTTCTGCACATCCGCTACTTTTACAGCGTCAACAAATGCCGCTTTCAAAGCCGTTTCCGTTTCAGCAGCGCTTAGTGCCATTAAGTAAGCGTCAAATTTTGCGCTCGGTAATGCCCACGCAGGTAAGGCAGGGGTGTCCCACTGAGCGCTAATATAGGTAAATTCATTCTGTGATAACTGCTGCTTTATCGTTGTGTAATTGGCTGTACATTCAAACCTATCAGCTAGTGCCTGGCATCTAACAAATACTGGTTCAATAGAGTACAAGTAGCGGCCAACGCCAAACTGTACGGATGCACGTTTCATGGCTACAGATAAAGCGCCCTTCAGTGGATCGGTGTCTGTATAGCTTGCGCCATCCCACTTAGTAATCCATTGATCCCCGATTAGGACCTTTAGACCGCAGAGCTGCCCTTTAGGGGTATCTCTATATACGTTTTTCCAGCCACTCAATCCAAAAACATCATCTAGGCGCTGTTGTACCGCTCTATTGGTTACGTAGGGAATAACTCGCACCCATGGCCCGTGTGCATCAACGTCGCTTTGTATTACCATCCAATTAAGATCATGTTCCTCGAATGGATCTGAGAGGCGTTTTTGAACTGCTTGGATATCCATTATGCTGCCTCACATCGTGCATGTGAGTTATACAGAGTGTTAATTTTTACCAGTAAGCGATCAATTTGAGTTATGGCACTGTGGTCATTTAGGTAAATTGTCTCCGGCATTTCGTAAAGTTCTGAACAGTTTTTTCCTTGAAAGGTGTAGCGTCTGTAAATCGTGACATCTATTGCTTGTGAGCTGGGAAATGTTGTTACTGACACGGATATACGGCTGGTGTCGTTCAGCGATAAAACTATAAGTTTGGTTATAAGCAACGTTAATTTATTATCCATCAAGCACCTCTAAAACAAAAAATGAGATGTTTATTGTGTAATATATTCACGTGCTGGCCAATGTCATTCATCACTTTTTGTTGAAAATAATCACCATTATGCTATTTTATTGGTGTTCTTGGTGCTATTTTAATTTGTTTGTTGAATATATTGTGCTAACTTGACGGATTCTAATTTCCTTAGGCAAGGCTTTAAGGTTATGTTACATTATGTTAAACTTAGATTAATGGAGGCATGTTGTGAAAAAACTTAGTAAGGAACTGGTATCTCTAGTTAAAGGTGGGGTAGGCGGCGGCGGCGGCGACGATGGCAAGCCACTTCAGCCGGCCAAGCATTCTCCATATAAAGCTCCTTTACCAAAACTAGAAAGCTCAGAGTCTTAGTGGAGAAACACTTTGGAGTGTGTCGATAACTCATTTTTGAGATTGGTAGATCAATTTCATTTTATGGTAGTACTTGTGTCTTTAGCTTTTGCAGCCATTGCTAAGGATAAAAAATGGGTAGTATTTACGGCTGTTGTAGCTTTTTTCTACTTTTTAAGTGTGCATTTTCATTGTGAGATAAAAGCTAATGACCCTGAGTTTATTTGGAGGTATGTGATTTGGTGCGTACTAGCGTGTCTTGCAGGCCTTGTTACATTCATTCTGAAAAGTATGGGGCGAGTGTATTTCGCTCAAGCTCTTATGTTCATTGTCCTTTCAGCATTGGAAGCAATATTGCAGTCATTTAGGATGATCGACATACACTTTTTTAATAACCAGTACAGCTCGCTTCTATACAAAAGCGGAATGCCTATGCTAAACAATTTAGCCGTTATTTGCTGCATGCTTCCGCTGATTATAGTGGTGAAGAGGATTGTAAAAAAATGGATCTATCACTTGGATTAACAATTGTAGTTATTTGCGTTGCCGTCTCTATTTTTACCGTAGTTAGTACTGTAAGAAAAATTAAGGTCAGGCCAGAATATGCAAATGAAGCTATAGACAATATTGCTCAAAGGGTCTACGTCAAAAAGGATCGTAACATAAGCGAAACTGAGAGAGCTGCCAAGCTGATTTGTCTTGATATAGAAGCAGAAATATTATTAAGAAAAGCTCACCAAGAGCATACTGCAATTAGGGATAAAAAATGAAAGAGTATACAAAAAAAACAACCTAGGCTTTAAGCAGTTGCGATTAGTTAGTGGGGCCGGTAATGGAAATGGCAATGAGCCTAAACGTTTGGCACTTGGATTACTTAGTAATGGCGGTGGCCTTGACCCTTATAGGAATGATTACACCGAACCAAAAATAAGTTAACTATGCAAAAGTGAAAGAAAAGATTGAACGCCACACTAGGATTTCAATGATAGAAAGCATTGGAAAAAGAATTGAGCGCCTGAGAAAGTCAAAAGGCTTAATTGCAGTAAAGGTTATACAATTTTTCAATCGCAATGTTTCAGCAATTAGTTACTTTGACGATAGTCTTAATTCTTCCGCTAATATCTTCTTGCCAACTTTATCAATTCTAGGTTTAAAGAGTCTGTATTTTCATTCAGTAGTGCATTGTAGACTAGTGGTATTGCATTAGCTTCAAATTCAATGCTATCTATCCCTACTTCTTTAGCTGTCGACTTCACTTGATAGATAGCATCAATCAATATAGGCATATTAAAAACAGACTTTTTTGAACGATCCTCACTTACCAATGAAGGTTGCAGTAGATCTGAAGGGTCTACTTTGAAAGCTTTTGCTATTGCCTCTAATTTATCAACAGAGATGTTTAAAGGCTCACTTTTAGGATCCGTCAATTTAGACATGTATGAGCGTGTAATGCTAAAACCCAAAGATTCAATAATCTTAGCTAATCGAGATGGGTTCAGCCCATTTTTCTCCATTAGATTACATATATTGCTTTTTACTATCGTGTTGGAATTCATAAGTTAGCTAGCTTCCGTTTGTTTACTATATTAAGCATGAAAAAGTAAAAATAATCCACCTAAATAGTTAAATTCAATTGATCAAACCCCATTGTGTGTTATATATTCATCGTATGTTGAATATATTCACAGGCTTCTATGTTAGATACACTAAACTCCATTCTTTCTGAATCCTCGGCATGTGGCTTAGTAAAAAGTGCTGGTGTGAAAAGAGATTGGATTAATGCAGTGAAAAGTGGGCGAATTAAAGATCCCGGACTTTCTAAATCTCTATCAGTAATTAACACAAGATTCAAAGTTGTATTAGTTCCTCACGAACATCAAGAAGAGCGAGACTCGACCGAGAGTGAGATATAAGAGAGGTACACGTTGCGCCCAGATAATATACCCAGTCTAAAGCAGTAAAGAGTAGCGCCATAGGGTTACTCGGTAATGTCGGCGCCAAGTATATCGAGCAGTGCTTCAGTGTTCATCGAAGCGACTTGAGCCAGAGGAAGTTTATGTTTGTGCACGATGTAGTGTTGGATGGCCTCGAACCATCCATCAAGGCGATAGCTAGCGTAATCATCCTGTTGTTCTACTAGTTTTTTGCCGAACATATAAAGGCTGAACTCCGCAGCGGCACGAGCTTTAAGTGAACTGGGGTTTGGTTGTGGGTTAGTTCGATTAGGGGAGTATTGAGTCATTAAACAATTCCTTTTTGTTTGTTGATGTCCTTTACGTATTAAGCATAGCAGAGAGATTTGGGTTTTGATTGAATTGTTTGCACCGGCAGATAAGTAGAAAAGTGGCCAAGGGTTAGGCTAGTTGAGTTGCTAGCGTTATTTGATATTGAAGGGGAATGAAAGATGACTGATGTATTGAGCTGTAATTTAAGCAAGGCCCTTGGGCTTACTCCTGAGCAGACTGAGCAAGTAGGTACGATCACTTATGTTACTGAAGGTAAGACAGTTACAACGGGGTTATTTAAGTTTGAGCTAGACCATGTGCTTGAGTTCCGTGCGGAGATTGCTGCTAAACAGCAAAGTGCTAAAGCGCGCGCTACTAGTAACTGGGAGTTGGCTGAGTCTCTTGGTGAGTTTGCGCGCGGGTTTGAGCCGTTAGCTTAGCTGGTGTTGAGTTAAGAAAGGTTGTTGTAGACCTTGAGAATTAAGTCTTTGCCAGGGCCAATTAGTGGGAAAGCTTCATCGTATTCATTTTTGTAATAGAGGGAGCCGCCCTCTGGCACAGTATTACGGAACAAATTATTGAATTCATTCGGTTGGAGGTCTTGAAGGACTGCGCCTGATGCTACAGCTCCTTTTTCGGTTAAGGTGAATTTGATGTTGACTGAGACTTGTTGGCCTTCGAGTTTTATGGCTGAGCTTTTAAGGTGAATGAATTGCTCATCGGCAAGCCATTCAAGCGTTGGCTCTAGTTTGGATAAGTGATTTGTATAAATCTCTTCAAGACTATTTTCTCTTAGAAAGTCATCAAGGGTTGAGTCTGTGAAGTGTGCAGGGAATGGGTAAGTTTTAGCTGCTTCTTGCATTAGAAGGCTGCTAAAAAATGCAAAAATCTCAAGGTTTTTAGCCTGTTGTTTTTGAAGCTGCATTCTCTGAAATTGAATTCTAGACATAGCTTAGTCCTTTTATGTGTTAGTCGGATTGTTAGCACTTGCAGATTAGCAAACGAAAGGGCGCTTTGGGTATCACAAAAATTATGTTTTTTGGTTACGTGACAACTGTACCCGTGGATTACTCATTTCATGGGTACAGATAGGAGGAGATATTGATAAAGACGCGCCTGCACTGATGGGCGCTGTATGCAATGAAATTTGTAAACAACAAGGCATTGATGTGGCAAGCGTACCTAAAGTGTTGGATACGTGTATTGAAGCTGGGCGGTGAATTAAAGGTCGGTTGGATGGGCTTGAGTATGAGCCTATTGATTCATAACGGAAATTAGAAGAAAACAGAGAGGTTAGCATTTATATGCATACACCACTATTACGCTATCACGGCGGTAAATACAGGCTATCAAAGTGGTTATATAACTTTTTCCCAAAGCACACGACTTATGTAGAGCCATTTGGCGGTGCTGCTTCTGTACTACTTCGGAAAGAAAGAAGCCACGGAGAAGTGTATAACGACCTTGATCAAGACATTTTTAATTTATTTCAAGTGTTACGAAACAAGGAAGATGCAGAGCGTCTTACAGAGCTTTGTTATCTGACTCCATATAGCCGAGATGAATTCAAGTTAGCTTATGAATGCACGGATGATCCTATTGAAAGAGCAAGACGGACGATTGTCAGATCTGCAATGGGGTTTGGCTCTGGCGCGGCTTCAGGACACCTTACCGGCTTTAGGTGTGAAGCTTCGAGAAAATATTCCACATCAGCGCATTGCTGGCAGAAGTATCCACCAATTCTTCATTATATTCACGAGAGGCTGCAAGGCGTAAACATTGAGAATCGCCCCGCTATTGATTGCATGATGAAGCATGATTCGGATGAGACATTACACTATCCCGATCCGCCATATCTACCTGGCACACGAAAGCTGAATAGCAGTGGTGGTGTGTATCGCCATGAAATGAGTGAAAGAGATCACGAGCAGCTACTGATTACTCTTAAAAGCCTGAAGGGTTCAGTAGTCTTAAGTGGTTATCAGAGTGATTTGTACAGTGATCACTTGAGCGGGTGGAAGTTAGAGACAAAGCAATCTCGCATTAGTGCGGGAAGGGGAACAGGTCTACGGACAGAATGTGTTTGGTTAAATCCTGTATGTGTTGAAAAGTTAGCCAGCGGAGTAGCGGCATGAGTAGTCTAGAAAAAGGTAAAGATATTATGTTTGAAAACCTATACGACAAATACCCTCAACATAAAGCGGGTAAGAGCAGCAATAAGCAAAACGGCGAAAGCCAAAAAGAAGAGCTTAACGGTAAATAAAACAAAACCCGCAGTACTTTGGCGAGCGCAGCGGGTTCTATCATCAACGGAATTAAGTATATGACACATAGTGCACAAAAATCAAGCGGGGTGGTTTGTGAGTAGGATAGCCACTGACTGGGCATGGAAACAAGAGGTAAAGCCAGCAACGTTAAAGCTGTTGCTGTTATCAATAGCTGATAGGGCTGACGAGTATCATTGTTGCTTCCCCAGTATTATGCGATTGGCAAAAGATACAGGCCTGAACGAGAAGACGGTAAATAGCAATTTGAGGAAGTTGGAGTCTTTAGGGATCATCTCTGATACAGGCAAGCGAGTTGGAGAAAGGGGGAGAACTAAAGTTTATCGGTTGAATGGTGTTGAAAAGGTCGGAAAATCTAATAGCACCGATTTTGGGGGTATTAACGAAAGCCCCCCTTTGGAGAGCCCTGCTCATGAGGCTTCTAGAGGCGAAGATTTTAATACACCCGAAAACGGTAGTATTGACCAAAACAAAGGTTTTAAAACTACCGAAAACGGATCTTCTAATCCTACCGAAAACGGAGCGCTAAACTCCAAAAACGGATCTTTTAATCCTACCGAAAACGGATTACATAACCAGTCATTAGAACCAACCAAAGAACCAATAAAAAATAAAACAAAAAAATCACTCGATTTTTCATGTTGGCCTCAGATGCCAGATGAGCAAGTTTTGAGTGATTGGCTTGCTATGCGAAAACGACTTAAGGCGGATGTATCTCAGACAGTGATCAACCGTTTTGCTAAACAATTTGAGCTAGCAGTACAAAATGGCGTCAGTGTTGATGACTGCTTGGGTGAGTGCATTGTTCGGAACTGGCGCGGTTTTGAGTTTGCTTGGTTAGCAAATACCAATTTACAGCAGCGAAGACCAGCTAACGCACTACAAGAAATTAAACAGCGGTGTATGGGCAGTGCCCCATTGCTTGATGATAACCAGAGGGTGTAATGAATCCACGAAACTTTGACAGCGATTGGGATTATTACGATGCACTAGAGAGGATCTGGCAAAACAAAATCCCCAGTCCATTTGACCAACTTAGTTACAGAGACGAACAAATAATTTTGGAGCGAGAGCATGGAACAGTCACTAACGAAAACAGCGAGTAGCGAAGTTCGCAATCCATTAGCTGCATTGGTAAGTACATTTGAACAAGAAGTGATCCCGACAATGTTGGCAGCTCACCCTGCAGCTAATTTTAATTGGCAAGGCAATACACAGGAGTTAGCAGTTGAATACGCGAGGGCGATGGTTGGAACGGGCTGTACTGGTAAAAACATTCGTGATGCAGTAGACGCAATGCGTACACGCTCAACCTATGAGAGACACCCGCCGAATGCACAAGAGTTCATGATCATGTGTTTACACGCCAAGGGTATGCCAACAATAGAAAACTGCTTAAGTGAAATGGAGTACCAGCGCAAAGAAAACTACGGCAAAGCTAAAACATGGGCTGAGCCTTTAAGCTACTGGCTAAATGCTGCGGTGTCTCAGTCTCGCCGCATGTTGCCACATCAGCAGTGGCTAAAAGAAGTCAAAAAGCATTATGTCGAACTAGCCGTTAAATATGCCAAAGGTGAGCTGGCGGAAATTCCCCAGTTACTTGAGTACAAAGTCCAACCAGCATATATGCGTTACATGTAATTGAGGTGACTAAATGCAGCTAAGACATTTGCCAGCGGGAACAAGGTTTGTGCTCAAGCGAAGCCGAAGAAAACTGAGGCTAAATTTCTCTCAGGTAGGAAAGGCTGTTTTATATGTGACGGATGAAAGCCAAGGGACTTTGGAAACTTTTAGTTGTCAATGCGAGGTTATCCCCGTTATCAAGTGCGATGGAAAGTTTGACCAATCATTTGAACGTTTACAAGCAATGGCGGCAATTATGGCGAGTAGAGCAATATGAATTTACAAGAGTGGTGCTATAAGGGGTTAAAGGTTAGTGAGTACTATGTCGACAAAGGATTGGTTTTTTTTAAAAGCGAAACTCACCTTTTCAGCAAGAAAAACTGCTCCTGTTATAGAGCCGATTACAGAGCTAACTATTTCAATAAATTCCATTTGCCCTCTACTTTTCGAGTGGCGATAAACTACTCAAGGGAACAATCTATCTTAATTACCCGATGCATTCAAGAGTTTCTGGGTTTCTTTGCTAAGGGATTTGAGAATGCCTGAATTAAGCTTAATAAAAACACCACAAGGCCTTATGCCAGTAACCACAATAGACGGTGACTACATACAAGGCTTGAAAGTGGGGGAAGTTGTTCGCGGTGAGTTTAAGCGAATGCGCAATCCGAGCTTTCACCGCAAGTATATGGCTCTGTTAAACCTAGGTTTTGATCACTTTGAAACGCAGCAGCCCATCGAGTACAACGGTTTTTGCATTAAGCCGCTAAAAAACTTTGATGAATTCAGGCGGTGGGTTGCTATACAGGCTGGGTTTTACGATGTAGTCGGCTACCCATGTGGCGCTGTTCGTATGCGAGCTAAATCCATCTCATTTGCTCAAATGAATGAAGATGAGTTTAGTGATTTATATAGCAAGACAATTGACGTTCTTCTTGAGTCAGTTCTAAACAATTTCAAAGACTATTCAGAAGTAGAAGAAACCGTAGAGAAAATAGTGAGATTTGGATGAAGAAAGTTATCTACCCCAAATGCTACCACTCAAGAGCTAGTGACTCTGACGTAAATTGGATATACGCACGTATGCGAGTCATTCCAGCCGATAAACAACAAGAAGTGGCTGACGAATACGAGCGCATATATAGAACGACAGTTAGGAAAGACGCCCGAGGTGCGGCTAACACCTATCTTCACAACATTGCAAAACAATACAGGAATAAAGCAGCATGAGCTTTAAAAGCCAAAAACTAAGAAACTCTGCCGAGGGGCAAGAGTGCCAAGTGCGCATACCAGGTATATGCAACTTTGACCCCAGCACTACTATTTTGGCTCATGTAGCAAAAGGGTCTGGTGTTGGTCAAAAGTGCGATGACATACATGCGACATTTTGTTGCTCAAATTGCCATAGCGAGATTGACCGGGCAACAAGGATCACCCCCAAAGACTACGCTGACCAATGCGCATATGAAGGGATGGTCAGAACACAAACGATTTGGCTCAATCAAGGTTTAATTAAGGTGGCATGATGACTGGGCATGAATTACTCCGATTTTGCAGAAGCGCAAGAAAAATGAAACAAGATGAAGTCGTAAGCCTCTATGGTGGTATTAGCCTATCAAGGTACAAGCGCTGGGAGTCAGGTAAATCTCAGGTGCCATTCGATGATGTTCAAGCGCTGGTTGAACAGGTGTTTAATTATGACTTGGCAAAAGTAATTGAACTATCAAAAGAGGGGGCTTGCCGTGGGTGATATAAAGGCGTTACGAAAAGAGCTTAAGCAGTGGGGTAACTACTGGGCCTCGAAAGAAACAACACAAGGATATGGAAGCAAGTCAAATGTTGCGCGAGTAAAAGAATGTTGTGAACTGGGAGGTTTTTTTAGTTCCGACACGCATCTATTTAGCCACGGCAGTAATGGGATAAAAGAGCCTGAACATATAAAGCAGATTTCTTGCAAAGTTGAATTACTGAGCAAAAATTGCAGGCTAGCAATTGTTGGTAAGTACATTAAGAAGCTCACCAACAAAGAGCTTCGTGTATGGGCTGGTTTTACTGAGGTTAGGAGCGTAGGTTTCTGGTTGTTGAGGGCTGAAAATACGCTCCTCAGATAAACAGTACTTTTAACTAATTTATATTATGTAAATAAAAGAGTATTATATTTACATAATATAACAAACGATAGATGAGTTATGAGCAAAGGAACTGATACTGTTGACATAGAACTAGTAGAAATAGACGGCAGAAATACTCTTTTGGGTAAGCATGCTGCCCGTTTATGGCTTCAAGGAAAGGATGCATGGAATGCCTTCATGGAAGTAAATCCAGAAGTGACGGTTTTGTTCTCTGACGGTGATTTGAATTTTGAGAACTTACATGTTGCTGGCAATAATGAGGATGTTATTGAAAATCTAGATAGCATAAAGCGTATATTTGGTTTTGAATTAATAGATTTTAGTGGTTATAGATTCAATAGTGACGTTAGATTTTACAAATTATCTTTTAATGGCCCTGTGAATTTTGGAAGCGCCGTTTTTGAAGGGAATTTAGAGTTTTATCAGGTAAGCTTTAGTCATGATCTAAATATTTCCTCATCTACTTTTAATAACAGAGTTTGTTTTTATTCTTGTGCGTTTGGTGGTTGCCTAGATGCAAGTAATGTGTTGTTTAAAAGTCAATTTGAATTAACTGATTCAGATATTGCAGGTGAAGTTACGTTTGATTATGCGGTTTTTAACAAATTGGCTAACTTTTCTTTCGCAAAGTTTGAGAAAAGAGCATCAATGGATTCTGCAACCTTTGAAGGAGAGGCTGTTTTTACTTTCTGTATATTTGGTAGTTACGCCAACTTCTACAACACAACATTTTTTGTAGATGCTGATTTTGAAAGGGCTGAAATAAAAGACCGAATAGGTTTTAAAGACGCGCGATTTAATAGAAATGTAAATTTCACTAGCGCTACATTTGGAGATGAGGCATTTTTTGGTTATGTAATTTTTAAAGGGAACGCTTGTTTCAATAATGCTATTTTCCAAAGAAAAGCAGATTTCAAACATACTGAATTTAAATCGAAGGCGTCTTTTAGGAGTTGTGAATTTATAGGAAATTTACTATTCGAGCCTAATCATTCTGTTAGTCTAACTCAAATTGATTTTAAAGGTGCATGCTTCGAAAAGCTCTTCTCAATTAAAGGTTGCTATAACACCATACCAGATCTCAGACAAACAAAACTGAATTACCATCTAGATCTTAGCCTTGTTGAGGTTAAGCTCAATCGTAAAAATGGTTATGGAGCCTTATTTGAAAAGGCTGTAGATCGGTTGGATTGTGAGAGATTGTGCAGGTTAAAAGAAATAGCAGAGTTAAATAAAAATTATGAAAGAGTACTGGCTTTTCATGCGGATGAAATGAGAGCTAAACGCTGGATAAGGTCTGGGGTACTTCCTTCAATTCTTGATGGACTTTTTTCACTCATAAGCAATTACGGGCAAAGCGTATTAAGGCCCTTTGTATATTTGCTGTTATCAATATTGATATTTGCTCAAGTCACGATTATTTCATCGAAGGCTGACAACGTTGAATTTAATGACGCTTTAGTTGTGTCTGTAGCTACAGTGACACCATTTATTTCAATATCTAAAGGAGCCAGAGAAAGGGGAATAAAAAAGTTTTTTGGAAGTAATGTTCCACAAAACTATGAGCTCTTAAGCTTTGGCCATTCATTCGCTTCATTTTCATTTATATTTCTGATAGGGCTTGGCCTGAGAAATAGATTTAGAATTTAAAAAGTTGTTTCATATTACTGTTGTTACAAACTTATGTGGCTGGTCGCGTGGTGAAGGCCCAAATTTGAACTTTTAAGTGTCAGATTTGAACTTTATTTTTCCCTTGAAACTGCCATAATTTATTTAAGCTTGTGATAGCTATATAAAGAAATACCTTATCTTAATATCCCGCTTATTAGCGGGTTTTTTGTAGGTGAAATATGCAAGATGTTAGATGTACTTGCGGTAAATTTCTTTGTCGTTTAATCGGCAAGGTGCAAATTAAATGCCCCCGTTGTAAAAAGATAATCAATACAGAACGCCAAGAGCGTCGCAAAGAAAAGGTGACGCATGACAAAAGTATCAATAGTTAATGGTGACTGTGTAGAAGAAAGTAAGAATATCCCAGACAACTCAGTCGATTTAGTTTTAACAGATCCACCATATTTGATAGGCGCTAGCAGTATAGGTAAGCCATCAAGGACTGGCTCTTGGGCTGATTGGATGAACGTAGCTCATTTTTATAAGTCTTGGTTTGAGCAAGCAAAGCGCATATTAAAAGATACGGGCTATCTAGTCTCTTTTTGTAATTGGCGTTCAATGCCTGTGATAACAAAGGCGCTAGCTGATTTAGGCTTGTCCATTACTTCAGTATTAGTATGGGATAAACAGTGTTTAGGCACTGGGCCAAAGAAAGCACTTAGGCCGCGTTATGAGCTGGTTATATTTGTCGGTATGAAAGATGCCGAGATACCAAACCGTTCGCTTTCTGATATATGGGAATGCAAGAAGGTCGCACCGCAAAGCAGGGTGACGGGCCATCCAGCAGAGAAGCCAGTACAACTATTTGAAAAGCTGATATGCGAAACCACCCAAGAGGGAAGTCTAGTTGTTGATTTCTTCACTGGCAGCGGAACAGCGGGGGTAGCTTGTCAAAATACAGGGCGTAGCTTTATCGGCTACGAACTAGATCCTAAGTGGCATCAGGCAGCACTTAAAAGAATAAACCGTTAGCAATCCAATAAGGCAAATACATTATGACCATGTTATCAATTGAACAACTAAAAGTGCATGAAGGGTTTAGTCCCACGATTTACAAATGTACTGAAGGAAAACTCACATTTGGATATGGTTTTAATGTAGAAGCTGGAATAACAGAAGATGAAGCAGAGCTATTACTGGTTCATCGAGTTGAACAAGTCGAATCAAGGCTTAAGCAATCATTCTCCTGGTACACGAAACTAAACGAGCCACGGAAGGCCGTTTTACTCAACATGGCTTATCAATTGGGCTTTAATGGCCTATTGAAGTTCAGTAAGACATTGGCACTTGTGAAAATGGGTGATTTCGACCAAGCATCAGAGGAAATGCTAAACAGTTTATGGGCTAGGCAAACACCAATCCGAGCGCAGCAACTTGCAATCCAAATGAGCACTGGAGATTGGTAGTAAAATTTTTTAAAAAACTTAGTTAACCGAGAAATTCAACACCTTTAAATTCCTAATTAATTTAATAAAAATTAGGAGTTTAAAACATGTCTAATGATAATTTAAATCAAAAAAATGGACCTCAAAAAAGTGATGAGCTTGAGAAGTACAAAGCAAAAACCGAGCGAATAAAAGCATACGCACAAATAATCACGCAGATAGTTAAAACGATAGGTTTAATTCTATTCATTTAGTCGGAGGTATGACATGAGCTGGATTCGTGACTTGTTTACATCTAAAGCAGTTGGCCCAATTGATGCGGTGGGCAGTATTCTCGATGAGCTAATTACGAGTGAAGAGGAAGTGCTAAACCATGAGCTGTTAAAAGCTCGGTTAGTTTCAAAGTCTCGTGAAGTACAGGCGCATATCAATGCTGTAAGCGCATCACATAGAAGTGTGTTTGTAGCAGGCGCTAGGCCATTCCTAATGTGGGTATGTGGCTTAGGCTTTCTGTTTGCATTTGTAATTAACCCATTACTGCAATGGCTATGGCCAGAAGCAGGCGCACCAGAGTTACCATTGGATGTAATGCTTGAGTTAACACTGGGTATGTTAGGGCTAGCTAGCCTTAGAACAGTAGAAAAGATTAAAGGAGTTACCAAGTGAGCCAATCAGAGCAATGGCATATGAAAAAGGAGATCAATGTAGCTCATATAATTACCACTGTGGCTCTTGTTGTATCAGGATTATGGGTGCTATCTGATATGGACAAACGTATAGCTGTAAATACTCAATCAATATCCCATGTCCAAGCTCAACGTGTTGAAGATCAAAAGCGGATTGAAAAGAGATTGGATTCAATTGACAAAAAACTAGACGAACTCTTGAAGTCTAAGTAACTGAAAATAAAAGGGTCCTTTCTGGGTGTACCCCTAAGTAATGCGGGTAGAAAACACACGGACTGTCTCGCGTTTCTAAAAATTCCCGTTTTTGGGCTTTTCCGTTTCCGGTTTCTTTGGCTTCATTTTGGGTCTCAAAATCTATCCAGAAGGGTGTTTCTGAATGGCGACACAACGAGAAGTTGCAGAATATTTTGATGTCGATGAGCGCACAATTAGAAATTGGCAAAAGATCCCTGGGTTCCCCGCTAGCAAAGGGCGTGGTGGTTATTGCTACCAGTCGATATCGAGATGGCTTGTCGCATGTTCAGCAGTAAGCCGGTTAGCTACAAGTAATTCAAATTCAAGCGATCTTGATGAAAGTGAAAAGGCGTTGGAAATTGCGGAAAAGAAACTCAAAATTCGAAAAGCGGAGATTGATATCGAACATAAAGAATTCGATCTCGAAGTCAAGGAAAAGCGATTCGCACCAATCGAATTGATCACAAGAACGCTGGAGCTAGTGAGTGTGGCTATGGCATCAAATTTAGAAGCGTTATTACCCAAATTAAAAAAGGCTTGGCCAGATATGCCACCTGATGCAATTGATGTAATTCAAAAAGTAGTCGCAGTTAGCAAAAACGAGGTAGCCCACATTGAACCAGATCTCTCTAGCTACGAAGCAAGCGATCTGGTTGGCGGTGAAGAGAGGACTGAGCCCGCTTAAAACTCAGATCCCACAAACGGCAGTTGAGTGGTGTGATGAACATTTTTTCTTACCAGAGGGATCTAGCCAGATCCCCGGGCGCTGGACAACACAACCAGTTCAAAAGGCTATTTTAAACATGATGGGTATTGATGCGATAAACATCATTACTGTACAAAAGCCAACACGCTTTGGTTATACAAAAATGTTGTGTGGAGCGTTGTGGTATTTAGGCGTACATAAAAAGAGAAGTACGGTAGTTTATCAACCAAACGACCAGTTAGCTAAAGACTTTGTCGTCAGTGAACTCAATCCGTTATTGCCAGTTGTACCGGCAATTCAGCGCGTTTTCCCTGATTGGGGATTAAACAATGAAAATAATACGACCAAGAAAAAAATATGTACTGGGTTTTCAATAGACATTAGAGGTGCTGAGAGCCCTAATAACTTTAGAGCCATGACGAAGCAAGTCGTTGTAGGTGACGAAATTGGCGCGTTCTCTATTAACGGCGGTGAAGGTGACAATCTCAAAGTCCTGCTAAAACGGATACAGGGCGCGGCCTTTGGTAAGGCTATTTTTGGCTCTACCGTTGTTTTTTCTGGTGATGTTATTGAGCGCCTAATGCTCGAAGCTGACGCAGAATTTAAATTTCATGTTCCATGCCCACATTGCGGCACTTTTCAAGCTTTAGAGTGGGGTGACAAAGATTCTCCCTTTGGTGTGAAATGGGATCAGAGTCTTACAAGTGATGAGGCAAAATCTCAAAGTGCTCATTACCTGTGCCGAAATGCTAAGTGCCAGAACTCCCGTACAAAAGGAATAATTGAATATCGCCACCTTTCCAGAATGGAAGATAAGGGTCGTTGGGTATGTGAGAAAACCTCGATTTGGACTGAGGACGGTTTAGTCTTCTATAACGAGGCCGGAAACAAAATCAAAGCGCCTCGGCGAGTTGGTATAAAGTGCTCTGCACTTTACTCACTAAACCTCACAGAAGGATGGATTGAGATTGTTAGAGAGTGGTTAGACATAAAAGGCGACCCTGACAAACTGCAAGCTTTTATCAATTTAACACTTGGACTTCATTTTGACCCGGTAAACACAAAGCGCCTTGACCATGAGGTATTGCTACAGCGCCGAGAAAAATACAAGGCTCAAGTCCCTAATGATGTGGTTTACCTCACCTGCGGCGGCGATACACAGGACAATCGAATGGAGGGATACGTTTGGGGATTCACTGCTGATAATCGAAAGTATCTGATTGACCGATTTATCTGCATGGGTGATCCGCGAGATCAAGAAGTTGAGGATGCGGTGGTTGAGTTTTGCGACAAAAGCTATCAGCGTGAAGATGGTGAAATGTTGAAAATCTCTCGTATTTGCTGGGATTTGGCAGGTCACAGGACGGAGACCGTTTACAAACTCTCAAAACGAATAGGCTTACTTCGCTTTATACCGTGTCGTGGTGCGAGCAGTTACGGACAACCAGTGCAGACTATGCCAATGCAGGTTAACAAAAAAACAGGAACCTACATTGTTCAGGTCGGTACTGATACAGCAAAAGACATTTTTTACGCTGATATTGAAGTGCCACTCTATGAACAGCGAGCAATCCATCTACCAGAAGATGACCGGATTTGTAATGAAGATGTCTGTAAGCAGCTCGTTTCTGAAATACGGAAACCAAAAAAGACAAAGCAGGGTGTGATCTTTGTTTATGACAATGAAGGACGTCGGAATGAGGCGCTAGATTGTTTTAACTATGCGCTAGCAGCACTGCAAGTCTCAATAGAAAAATTTTCACTCGATCTTTCCATTTTTAAAACCGAAAAAAGTGTCCAGCAAGCGGCGGCAGCCTCTTTTGCTGAGCTGGGGAAAAAGTTAGGTGCGCAATGATTACAGACGAACTAAAACAACAGCTTTCAGAAGCAAAGCAGGCTTATCACGATTTGGTGACGGGACAGGCTGTTGTGTCGTTTTCAAGAAATGGGCGTGTTACACAGTTTTCACAAGCTAATAAATCTGACTTAAAAGCCTATATCGATGAGTTAGAAATGCTAATTAATGGCGTTTCAACTAGACGCCGTGGTGCAATGGGTTTTTGTTTATGAGTGATTTATTAGCGCCTGATGGAATGACGCCTTTATCTGAATACTGTTCAAGCTACACAGGTGGTGGAACTGGGTTTGGAGGGCAGCTAAGAAACTGGACCCCACCGAGCCGAACAGCTGACGCTGCGCTTTTACCTTCTCTTGAGATGGGTAATGCACGAGCTGATGATTTGGTCAGAAATAATGCCATTGCACACGGTGGCGTTCAAATGCACATTGATAACGTGGTGGGAAGCCTTTTCCGCCCAAGTTATCGTTTAAATTACAAGTTACTGGGCATGGAAGAAAGTGGTGCTCGGGCCTTTATGAAAGAAGCTGAGCAAGCTTTTATCGAGTATGCCGAGTCGCCTTATTGCTATATTGACGCTGAACGTAAACGCACGTTTACCATGTTAGTTAGAGCCGTAGCAGCAGCCCATTGTCATCACGGTGAAGGAATGGCGGTGAGCGAATGGATCTCGCGCCCCTCTGCAATGTTTAAAACTGCGATTAAACTGATTTCACCAAAACGTATATCGAACCCAAATGGAAAAATGAACAACAGCCGGCTCCGTGGTGGGGTTATGGTTGATCGTCATAACGCCGCGCTAGGGTATTGGGTTAAACAAGATGCATTTAACGAATATGGCGAGCTAGATAGATATAGTGGACGGTGGAAATTTGTAGCGCGGGAAAATCGATGGGGAAGATCTCAATTTATCCATGTATTTGAGCCTCTAGAGGCGGGGCAATCACGCGGAGCCAATCTACTACTTTCAATGATGGAGCAAATGCAGAGTTTGAGCCACCTGCAAAACACGACACTGCAAAATGCAATTATCAATGCAATGTATGCAGCTGTAATTGAGTCCGAGCTAGACTCAGAGCAAGCATTTCAACTTATCAGCGGCGGTAATGGCGCAGAACAAATGCAAAAGTGGATGACCTATATGGGCGAGTACCACAATGCTGCCAACATCCGCATGAATGGAGCGAAGATCCCTCACCTAGTACCTGGTGAAAAACTCAAGTTTACTCAGAGTCACAATGCGAATAACGGATTCACGGAATTAGAGTCGTCAATGCTTCGCTTTATTGCCTCTGGTTTTGGGATGAGTTACGAACAAATCGCGAGAGACTATTCAAAAGTAAATTATTCAAGCGCGCGAGCCAGCTTTAATGAGTCATTCCGCTACACGATGGGTAAACGAAAAACCATAGCCGCTCGATTTGCTTCTCTGGTCTTTGCTAATTGGCTCGAAGAAGCCTTGCACAGGCGAATACTTGTTCCACCAAAATCTCGCTTCAGTTTCTATGAACGAAAAGAAGCGTGGACGCGGTGTGAGTGGATTGGCGCCGGAAGGCTATCTATTGATGGTTTGAAAGAAGTGAAAGAAGCGATCTTACGAATTGAATCAGGATTGTCCACTTATGAGAAAGAGCTTGCGCTGATGGGTGAAGACTATCAAGAAGTCTTCGAGCAGCAAGCCAGAGAAATCCAAGAACGAAAAGCAAAAGGGTTACCGCCGCCTAGCTGGATGCAGGTAATGGCTTTTGATCCATCTAATGATAGCGGAGAACAACAGAGTGCAGCATGACAATTCCTATTTACATATTCTTAGTCGGGCATGTAACCAACCTCAATTATTAGAGCCTAACTATGCTGCTACATTTTTTGGCTCACTCTCATTGCGTGCAGGAGTCAATCAGCTAATCGATGTAAACGGCAACGAGCTAAAAGAGCAGCAGTTGATTGAGCTGTCATCTTCTTTCAGCTCGCCGAGAGAGCGTGACCGTCCCTATCAGGTCGTAAATGGTTTAGCCATACTTCCTGTGTCAGGCACGTTGTTGCACAAATATGGTTACATCAAACCAGTGTCAGGCGCGACGGGTTACGATGGTATATCTGCCCGACTGAACGACGCAATTGCTGATCCGAATATCAAAGCCATCATGTTAGATATTGATTCTCCGGGCGGGGAAGGCGCAGGCTGTTTTGACTGTGCAAACCAGATTAAAAAACTGCGTGAAGTGAAGCCCATTTATGCACTGTGCTATGACACCATGTGCAGCGCAGCAATGGCACTTGCTTCGGCCTGTACTGAACGATGGATAACGCAATCAGGTCGTGCGGGTTCCGTTGGTGTGGTAGTGGCTCATAGCTCAATTGAAAACAAACTCAAAGAGGAAGGGGTGGAAATTACGCTTATTCACTCCGGCGATCACAAAATTGATGGTAACCCCTACAGTAAATTACCCCCTGAAATCAGAGAAAGTATTCAATCTCGCCTAGACAAAACCCGCGATGAGTTTGCTGAGCTAGTTGCTAGCGGAATTGGCATGAGTAAATCAGCGATATTAGATACGCAGGCGCAGATTTTCACGGGTCAGGCCGCTATTGATGTCGGTTTTGCAAATAAACTCGTTAATGGACATGAAGCTGTTCCTATATTGCTTGATGTCATTAAATCAAACAACTCAATTGGAGTAAGCATGTCAGAAAAGCAAGAAAATCCAACACCTTCAGAAAAGCCAAACAAGGCGCAGTTAACGCAGGCTGATATTGATGCTGCAAAGCTTGAAGGAGCCACGCTAGAGCGCCAACGGATAGGTGAAATTCTCAATAGTGAACACGCTGAAGGTCGGCAAAAATTAGCAGTGCACTTGGCATTATCCAGCGCAATGAGTCCAACTGAGTCTGTCGCAATGTTGCAGGTATCTCCCAAAGCTGAGTCAGAATCGAAAAGTGATAATTTATCCACTGCACTTGATGCGGCAATGGAAAACGAGCCTCAGCCAGATTTAGAGACTTCGGGAGATGTAGAAGAGCTCTCAGACTACGAGAAAGAAGCGCAAGCACTGCTAAGCGCCCACGATCAAGTATTTGGCAACTAAGCAAGGTAAAAAGATGGAAACTTTAGAATTTGAACAACTAACCGCTGGTGATAGACCACTGACACAAAACACTGGGGCGTTTGCAGCCAGCCAAACATTGACAGCGCGCTCCCCTGTCGGTCGGATCACAGCAACGGGAGAGCTTAAAAAATGGGACCCCGCTGCTAATGACGGCTCAGAACGGGCCCTGTTTCTCACGGTTGGGGTGGTCGATACCGCGACGGGAGCTAAAAGCGCCCCCTATTTCGATGGCGGGCACTTCAATGAAGCAATCATCTCTTGGCCTGAAGGGATAACAGCCGCACAAAAGCTCGCGGCTTTTGATGGTACACCTATCGCAATCGGTAACGTATTAAGTTAAGGAACATAAATGGCAGATCAAACTTTCACACCAAGAGCGCTCTATGGCGTAGTACAGAAAAAGAAAGCGAAGGTATCTTCGCTTTTTTTATCCCTGTTCTTCCCTCACATGTACACCTTTGAAACAGAAGAAGTGGACATGGACAAGGTAGAGGAGGCCGTTAACTCAGCGGTTTTTGTGGCTCCTGAAGTTAATGGGAAGGTGATTAAAACCCGTGGACACACCACAACTAAGATCACCCCCGCATCACTCAAACCTAAGCACGATGTAGACGTAAAGAAAACCTTAAAACGACGTCCCGGCGAGTCATTCACTGGGGATTTAAGCTTAACTCAGCGCCGTAGTGCGATTATCACACAAAATCTGATTGATGAAGAAAAAGCCATTGAACAGACCGAGGAGTGGATGGCCGTTCGCGCTGTCGTTGATGGCAACTACACCTGTGAAGGCGAAGGGCTACCGGAGCCAATTAACGTCAATTTTAACCGGAGTGTTGATAACCAAATTTCGCTATCCGGTGCAGCCTCTTGGGTAAACAAAGACCGGGCAACTTATGACCCTCAACGAGACATTGAGCAGTATGCCACCGCTTCAGAGCATGGAATAAACATCCTAATTACAGATCAAAAAGGCTGGGCATTATTACTTGAGTTCGACAAGGTTAGAGAAAAGCTGGAAACTCGTCGCGGATCAAACTCACAGCTGGAAACTGCGCTGAAAGATTTGGGTAAAGATGTCTCCTATAAAGGTTATTTGGGCGATGTTTTGGTGGTGGTTTATACCGGGTATCGGTTGGTTAATGGAGTAAAAGAGAACTACCTAGACGACCATACATACATTCTCGGCCACACAGCAATTGAACTGGCTCGAATGTATGGTGCAATTTTGGATGACGACGCAATTGAAGCTGGGATGCATGAAACGGATCGATTCCAGAAGGTGTACAAGGAAACTGGGGACGTCGCAAAAACATATACTGTGACTAAGTCAGCACCTCTAATGGCAAACACAGACCCGGATGGGTTTGTAGTTATCAAATTAATCTAACAAATGGCCGCGAAATGCGGCCATATTTTTGAGAGGGTTTATGAGCGCTAATATAGAAAATCTAACACAAGAAATAACTGAGCTTTCATTAAAGCTTGGCGAAGAAGTTACTCCTGAGAAAACAGAAGCAAAGCTCAGAAAGCAGATCGAAGAACTCAAAGGTAAATTAGCCGTTGCTGATGGCATACAGCAAACTGAAAAGCTACCTACATCGACGTTCGTAACAGTCATTAGTGATTTACACGGAAAAGTGATAGCACAGCTAACTGAAGATGAGAGTACAAAGTTCGCTATTTTACCAGGCATAAACAAGTTAACTGAGGTACAGGCAGAAGAAGCGCTGAAAATCAAAGGAGTCAAGCGAGGTGAGACTGCTTAAATCCGCTTTGAACAAAAGCTTAGAAAAAGAGGAAAAATTGGCAATGTGTTCGGGTGAGCAGGCTGAGTTCGACGGCGCACCTATAGTGGTCGAACTAGACCAGCGATATCGAGATAAACCCGATCCGTATAGTGGAGAAATCCGGGAACACATAACCGTGATTCGCTTTTTTCGTTCGCAGTGTCGCCCTCAGCTACAAAAGCGATGCCTCGTTAATGGCGTTGAGTTTTTGCTGACAGAGCTGTACTCACAAGACGAAATATCGACAACATTTGTAGTCAATCAATGCGATTAAGCAGCGAATTAGCGGAGCTACGTTACTCGAGCACCCGATCACTATCTAGCGCAATGTCGCAAAGTGGGCAGTTCGCTAAAAACATACTGGTTGACGCAATATACGAGCGGTATTCATTTAAACACCGTGAATATATTGATCAGCGTCTAGCGGTTGCAACCGATATCCAAATTCCTGAGTTAAGAGTATCTGCCCGGCATCGATTGAGCAGTGCATTGAACTTTGTTCAACAGCCAGTATACCGACAAAGTAAAACTATCTCAGGGAAACAAGTCTTGGCAGGCTACATGGGCGCATTCCTCAGAGGTAAAACGGGTCACTGGGGCGGTGCTTTTACCTTTGTGGGCAAAAATAACAATCTGCTATTGGGGTATCGAGACAAGGGGGATAAGGATAGGGGAATACCATCCGTTCCGTATGGCCCGAGCATCGCTGGTGCTATGGCAAATGTTCGTGACGGCAGTTACTCAAAAGTGATTGAACACATTAACAAGAGGTATGAAAAATTATATGGAGGCTAACGAACTTTTAGACAAAGTTAAAACCTTTTTTAGTCAGTATGCACCCACTGAAAGAGGGTTCTATGTTCCGCACAAGCTGAAACATGGACAAGCAAAAAAAATCGTGGTTCAGCCTGTGGAACTACTTCCAACCAAAAAGCTGAAGCATTTAGATTTTATCGCGGTTTTGATTGTTAATAGCACCAGAGATTCTGTGCCGGAAATTACGCCCGATGAAGAATTAATCCAGTTGTCTGAAAGTATTTCTCAAGGGGTGTTGAATAGCAAAACCACAGTTAACAGCGCGGTGTCAGGCGCAGCTATTAACTTTGAAATGACAGAGAGTGTCAAGTATGTCCCGCCAGAATCACACGATAGGTGTGCAAAAGCCATTTTTGCATTGAAATTAACTTATAGCTAAGGAGTAACTCATGGCAGGTTTTTTACTGCGTGGTGAAGTATTTTTACAGCGAACAAACAACAAAGGCGTAGCTAAAGGTGGGTTATTTGGCCCAATTAACGCCGAGCAATTGACCATTGAACCAGATATGGAAGAGATTATTCGGCCATCCAAAAACAAAGCTACTTATGGAAAATCGCTCGGTAAGGTGCAAAGTGCTAATCCAACCAAAATATCAATGAAGTTTGACGAAGTAGATGCAGCGTTACTAGCTGACTCACTAGGTGCTGAAATTGGAGTGTTGAATCAGCAAGCCGCGAGTGTTTCGGGTGAACCGTACGACTTAAGAGCTGATGGAACTTGGACTTCACTGGGTGCAAAGCATATTACTTCCACAAATTGGAAAGTAATGAAAGCGACCACTGAACTTGTTGATGGGGTTGACTATGAAGTTAATTGGTCGGCCGGCCTAATTCGTCCTGTCAAAGGCGGAGCCATTGAATCAGGTGGAGTTGTAAATATCGACTTCCAAGCCCTAGCACTTGCAGGCAACCGGTTAAAAGGTGGTCAAGTTCAAGAAGTAAATTGGGCCATAACCATGACAGGCGAAAATGTTGATACTGGGGAGCCAATTCACTTGGAGATCCCGCTAGCTCAACTTTCTTCGAGCGGTGCATTAAACCTGGTGCAAAATGAATATTTATCACCTGAGTTTGAAGGCGTGGCGTCAATTGCAGCCGGTAAAGATTATGACTATCTACTAGATGTCATCACACCAGAATAAAAAACTACTAACTATGTAAAGCCCCAATATTGGGGCTTTTTTTATGGGTATTTCAAATGTCTTTTAAAAACAAAGTTGTTGAATTTATTATTAAAGGGCGAGATCTCTTATCTGCGCCAACCAAAACGGCGGAGAAGGAAGCATCAAAACTTGAAAAGACAATTGAAATCCTCAATGCAGAATTAGCACGCGACGAAGCTCAGAAACAATCAATACTACGTTATCAAGCGCTATCTAAATCCCTAGTTGAAAATCAAAAATCATATCAAGCAGCGTCGATAAAGGCAGCGGAACTCAGCCGAGCCAAAAAAGATGCCTCTCAGTCTTCAAAACGATTAGAAAAGTCACTATCAGACGCGGAACTAGCGTTAAAAAAACTAGAAGATGAGTTTGATAGTACTGGGAGAACGAGTTCTACGCTAAATCAATCAATACAGGAGCAGCGTACAGAAGTTGAGCGCGTTAGTAATGAATATAAAGACTCTATCCGAGTGCTTTCTGAGCACGATTTAGCCCTTAAAAATAGCCGTTCAGGGGTTAATAAGTTGGCGTCCTCATTAAGTAAAGGACGTTCTGAGTTTGCTCAGTTAGAAAAGAAGCTAGCTAAGCAAAATGTAGATCTAACCAATTTGGGTGACGCTTATAAAAAGTTAGAAACAAAACAACTTGGAGCGACAAAGGCCCTTGACTCAGTTAGCCAAAAACTGAGCAAACAAAAAAGAACACTAGATAGCACCAGTCGCAGTGCTAAGGATTATAGTGGGAACATCTCACTGGCTACCAGTGATCTTATCTCAATGGCCGCCGCTTATATTGGACTTGATAAGCTGACAGAAAGCCTAAGCAATGTATTCAGTGTTGGAAGTAAGTTTGAACTGTTAGCTGTTCAAATGAATGGACTAATGGGCAGCATCGCTGGCGGAAAACAGGCAAGTCAGTGGATTAAAGAATTTACAAAAAGCACACCACTCCAACTTTCTGAAGTAAGTCAGGCGTTTGTCAAATTAAAAGCATTTGGTCTTGATCCAATGGATGGGACGCTACAGTCGATAACGGATAGCGCTTTAAAGTTGGGCGGTGGATTTCAAGAAGTTGAAGGAATTTCTCTAGCTTTAGGCCAAGCTTGGGCTAAGCAAAAATTACAAGGGGAAGAGATCTTACAGCTCGTTGAACGTGGTGTACCAGTGTGGGATATGCTGCAAAATGTGACTGGGAAAAATGTTCAGGAACTGCAAAAGTTATCGAGTGCAGGGCAGTTGGGCCGCGATGTTATAAAGCAGCTTATTGATGAGATGGGACGAACTAGTACGGGTGCTGCGGCCGATCAAATGGCACTATTTAGCGGCCAGGTCTCTAATGCCAAAGACAATCTAGATCAATTTTATAATTTAATTGCGCAATCTGGTGCAATGGATTGGTTAAAGTCTCAGATAAATGATTTGAATAAATCATTTGCCCAAATGGCTTCTGATGGCAGCCTAAAGCGATGGGCCAAATCGATTAGTGACACGATCGTTGCCACTGGTGAGTCAATAAAATTAGCAGTATCCACTATTGTTGATTACAAAGAAGAAATTACGTCGTTAATCAAAGTATGGTTGGCATTAAAGGTAGGCACATATTTTAGTAATGTTGTTTCTGGTGCACGGGCTGCTATGACTTCGCTGGCAAGCTACGTCATATCTCTAAAAACCGTTAACCAGCAGACTGAAGCAACATCAAAATCGAGCGTTCGGTTAGGAAACATTCTTAAGTCAGTTGGTGCAATAAGCGCATATACAATTCTTATTGATCAACTAGCGAATTTATATTTTGAATACAAGAAGCTCATTCTTATTCAAAATGAAGTAAATAAAAGCAGAAGAGAAGCGGAGCTTTCTGCAGCTAAGTTGGCAGCAGAGTTTAAAAATATAAGCGAAAGCACCGGCATAGCTATTACCAATATGCAGTCTTTTGATAAAGCGCTTTCTGACGGCCTCATTGTCCTTAATGAGACAACCGGCTTGTATGAAGGTGTTGCAAAAAAGCAAGAAAGACTTGCTGAAACTACACGTATTGCCGCTGAAGAAGAGCGAAAAAGACAAGAGTTGCTCAGGCTCACAATTCCAGAGGCATTAAGTGTAATAGAAACTTTAGAGCAGCAGGCGCAAAATCTAAATGGCGTGCGCGCTGGTGTTGATGGTTTTATCCAATCCATAGAGTCGGCACGTACCGCGCTTGCTGGTGCTGGGGCTGAGTATAGCCAGCAATTAGTATTACTGGATTCATTAAAAGCTAAGTTCGAAAGCCACAACGAATCATTAGCACGCCAAGCATATCTGACCAACGATGTAAGCAAAGCCTATAAAGAGCTGGGCATAACCAGCGCCGATGCACTGACTCAAGCGGCTACTAAATTACAAGGAGCGTTTGAACTACTCCAACAAAGCAACGAACCAGTTGCGATGCAACAAGCCGCCTTTTTGAAATGGTCGCAGGCTGCAATTGAAGCCGCCAGCGCCACAGACCAAACTGTGCCAGCATCGGTTCAGGCAGCTGCGGCCGCACTGGGTTTAACCGCAGAGCTGGATAAACTAGTTAACGCTGCGAATAAACTCAAGCCTGCCACAGACATTAATAGCGATGCAGTAAACCGCTTTGCTGCGGCTTTGGATAAAACCAAAGCTGCAATGGAAAATCACAAGAGAATACTTGATAGCTCCACTGCAAGCGCTGAGCAAAAGCGAAAGGCGCAAGCTGCACTTAACCATCAAACAGGGTTGGTGGTAGAGCAAGAAGCCGACCTAGCTCGCGTACGAAAGCTAGAAACCAAAAGCTTGCAGCAGTTAAGTCTTGAGCAACGCAAACTTGAGCAAGAACTTGCCCAGGTTAATCAACAGTACCAAGTCGGTGCGTTGTCAGCTGAAGACTACCAGCACAAAAAAGACCGAGTTAGTCAAATCTTATCTGTGGTAAACAACTTACTCGGTGATTTTAAGAATGCTCAGGATGCAGCAACGGATGCAACCAAGCGAGGAACCCGCGCAACTGAAGATGCAACAAAGGCTAATGAGCGCTCCTTAAAAAGCTTACGCCAACAAAAAGAAGAGCTTGAGAAAGTCAGCCAAAGCGCCAACCGTGCTGCAACCAGCATGAGTAACTACCAAAACCGTAACCGCCCAACGGTTGAGCAGATAGTGGACTATCAGGACAAGTACGAAACAGGTAGAGGTGCTGCCTATCGATTTGAAAGTGCAGAGGTCATTGCAGAGCGCGCCCGTCGCGAGCGCGAGAAAATGCAGCAGCAACAATATGCGCAGTTCGAGCGTGCAATTAACGCATCCACATCAACGTCAGAACTATCCAAAATTTATGACCGGATATTTAAACAGCTCGTTTATATCGATGGCGAACAAAAGCGCGCATTACGAGATTTAATCGATAGGCAACGCGAGTCCTTAAAGGCGGTGGCCAGTGCCAAACGTAACCCCACACGCTCAAACACAATCACACCGCGTGAAAACACTGAGTATTACAGCCCAAGCCCCGTTCCGACTAGGCCAAACAATAGCTCGCCGCTGAGTGATGCTGTTAATGGCAAACTCGATAAATTGCTAACCCTACTAACAGGCCAGCAATCCGGCAAACGAATAGTCTTGGAACTTAAATTACCCAGTGGCAACACCGCTGAGCTGTACACCACCATTCGAGACCAACTATTAGAAGAGCTAGAACAATTGAGTAACGCCCAATGATAGTAATTAACGCCATAGAACTACCACACGCCGTGTGGACAGATGAGCACGATTATCAAGCCGTTGCTGAGCAAACGGAACTCGCCATTAACGGCGCGCCCCATATTGAAAAAACGCTGCTACCTGGTCGGCCTATCACAATTGAGAGTGTGCTGGAGACTGCGAGTGCCTACATTGCACTATTTGACCATAGCCGAACCACGCTAACCGCGTTTGATATATCGATACGAGGCACGGTATACACCGTGGTTTGGGATCACAGTCAAAAGCCCTGTACAGGCAGTGCCGTTAGTTATTACTCGGATGCCGTACCTGATTTTTTTGAAAACATAACCTTACGACTAAAAACGGTGTAACCATGCTAAGAAGTCACCTTAAAATATTTAAGCCCCAGCGGCTCGGCAGCGCACCCAATGCAGGTGGCCACCGCACCAACAACGCGGTGATTAGCGGGAAGCTAAACGATGTATTTAGCTCAATCAGCGACGTAGACCATGCGCGCAGCGCTTTTGATTTGGTGAAGTTGTACCCCGCAGTTGCAACTGATGACGCAACAAAGTTATCTAAGGCTCATGTATTTATTTCCGACCAACCAGAAGACCCTTTAGTTCACACATTGCTGGTTGAATCTCCAGATTTACGTGATGATTCTTTGCTCGACGATATGTTGTCGTTAATGACTGCCAGCACGACGAAATATCACGGACTGAGTCATTTAACATCACCATACCAAAGCGGTGAGCTACACCTAAAAGTGCGGGACTTGCAGCGCTCCTTAGCGCCAAGTGTTACCCGTACTCAGTCTAAACAAGGACTGAGACCACAGATGGACAGCGATAGTGATGTAACGGGATATCGATACAAAAAGATTGAATCATTTGGTAATTTAAGTGAGTTTAGTATCGATATTCCAGACTTATTGCTCGATTACACAAGAGTTGTTGTGCGCGAGCATTCGTGGTTTTCTCTTTGGAAGCAGCACACCATCAACGGCACGGTGGTTTCAGGGGAAGCGTACGAAGGAAGATATTTGCCTAGCGGATACTTTCTTTGGATCTACTACTTATCAAAGCTGGATTTTAGATTTCACTCTTTTAGCTCAAGTCAAAACATCACATTAGGTGCGACAGAAACCATTGTTAAAGGGACTGTTAAGCTAAAAAAATCCGGTTCTAGCCAAGTGATCACAGATGATGGCGCTGGTCGCTTTATCCATTCTGGCTACATTATCGCGACGATTGATTATGATACGGGCGTAATTACAGAGTTAGAGCCAATCGATTATAGCGGGACGGTAAGCGAAGAACTGGGCGCGTTAATTCAGTTAAAGCCACTTTCACTGCGAGAAATCGAATTTGCGTTACCGTCTCAATCATTTGCTCGAAATAGTATTTATATTCGCGCAACGTCTGAGGCAGGCACTGAATATAGTGCATCTAGCGATGACAACGGCAACATCACTGGTACTAATATAACTGGCTCAGTAAGTAGTAATGGCACGGTTTCACTGGTGTTTGCAGTAGATATGGTGCAGGAATCTATTACCTATGATTATGATGAACTCACCATTATCAATGTTCCTAGCCCACCTGGTGGCATTGACCGCAGCAAACTACCTGAAGGCGGCTATGTTCCGATATTTCACGAGTTTAATCTTGTGTGCGTGCAAGAGCGTAACCGGACCCAACACGCAACACTGAGCAATGGCCAAGAGTTAACGGTAACCATTGACGCTAACTGGGTAGATATTGTTGATAATGAGGGGCTATCGCTCTATAGCGCCAATGATGACAATTACAGTTATGACAAAGCCTTTGGCAAAGTCACAATCAAGCCAGGCATTGCCAACTTTTCTGGCCCGTTCATCATAACAGTAGTGCTCAGCGAGCTGGTTTTGGTGGATGCCATAGAGAACGACACGCTAAAAATACTTTCTCCGCTTAAGCGAACATATGACGTTGGTGCAACGGTCTCAAGCGCTTACGTACTTGGAGACCTACAAGCGCTGACCAAAGATGAACGGACACTCTCAGCCTGGCAAAATAACTTTGGTGATTTTGGCTCTCCGGCATCGAGTGCAATCAACACCACACAATATCCAATCGAGCTGAGCAACCTTGGCACCATTGCCCAGCGTTGGGCAATAGTATTTACCAGCACCACTGCGTTTTATGTAGTTGGCGAGCATGTAGGCACCATTTATAACGGCGAGATTGCCAGCGACTGCACACCCATTAATGCTAATGCGGGATCCCCGTTTTTTGTTTTACGCAAAGAGGCGCTAGGCTCAGGGCTAAACCCCGGCGAAGCGTTTTTATTTGAAACCACCACAGCAAGCAAACCAATTATGGTCACGCGCTCGGTAAGCCCCGGGCATACCGAAATTAAATATGACAAGTCCACGCTTGGATTTAGAGGGAGTAAAGACTAATGCCAACACCAGTAACTGTATATAGATGGGATGACGAAGGTGCTCCACAAATCACTGAGCGATATGGCTCCGCTATTGAGATTAAAACGATTTTGGAAGCATGTTTGGTTACAGGATATGGATCAAAACAAGCGCTCGGTTGGAGTAAAGTTTTCGATGATACCAATGGTGTTGTCTTCCAAAACAATACGAATAGTGGCGGAAGTGGTGGCATGGTCAAGTTTTGGCCAAAGACTGGAGGGTGGGAAGGTTCATTTGGTAGTGCGGGAGGCATGCACTTTCAAGCCGCTAAATCATTCATTAATTCTGAAACAGCACATCACCCTGGTTTCTTCCAAACGTTTTATCACCCTGTAACTTCAAGCGAGGTCAAGGCTTGGGTTCTTATCGGAACAGCCAAAGCGTTTTACTTGATTCTGAGCTGGTTGGATGAATCCAAGAGTTCATCTAACTATAAATACATGATGACGTCGTACCATAATTATCAAGGAGAGCTGTTTGTCGGAGACTTTGAAAGTGAGTTGGATTCTGATGCTGGAAAGTTTATAGCATTTCATTCTCCAACTAAAAGTGACGAAACATCAATAGGGTGGTATACAACACTCGGTTACTTACATACTTCTCTATCCGCCGGAGCTTCTGAGACAGGAGTTAAGGTATACAACGCTGATAACTCGGACGCTCATGTTATTTATAACCCACGGGTTACGTTCTCTAAAGGTAGTGTCCATGTAACGAGTGAAGGGGCAAATGTGTTTGGGGTTGCTCCAGTACCACTTATGAGTAATGGTTCTCAAAACTTTCCTCCAGTGATAGACACGACAAAGCCAACACTGCGCGGATACATGCCTGGGTTGGTGAATGTCATGCTCGGGCTAAATAGATTGTCTCACTGGCCACAGGAGACTCTTATCGATGGTCAGAAGTATTTTCAGCTTCACTCAGCAGACGCAACTTGTAGCCATTTCTGGATAAATATGGAGCAATGGTAAATGTTCAGAGTTAAGAGAGTGAAGGCTAACTACGTCCAAGAAATTGGATTACTGGAGCTGGATATAGACCAAAACGCAACTCGTGTGCTGATTCAGAATAGAGAAAATCAGGATGTTATCTGGCATTCTCCTGTGACGAATAATCCTATCATTTCTATTACGACACCTCTACAGTACACCGTTGACCCACTGCTAATGGTCACAATATTTGATGATGGAAAAAATGGTGCTCCGCCTCAGTTTAACGCTGAAACCGTTGACAGAGTGCAAGCATCATTACCAGGAACTGGTGAATGATAACGGTCAGGTTTACGACACCTGCAAATAGCTATACCAGTCCGCTGGTTGTCCGGTTTGGCGGTGGCTCGACTCAACCGATTGAAGACAAGGAAGTAGTGGCCTACTTTGATGTTGCTTACTCAAATAATGACAACTATGCCGTATTGGTTGCGTTGCAATACAACAACGCGTTTTCACTAGACACAATTTATCAAATGAGCTGGGCAAATGCGATTGCACTCCATAAAGAGGCAGTTTTACCTTGGCATGCAAACCAAACTGCTATTGAGCAGCAAGTAAATACAGGTTGGAAAAGCAGTATGTCGGTTATCACAAAGGAAAGTGAATTTAGATGGAGTAAAGGACAAGCAAAGTACGTTGAGACAACTCAAGTCTGGAGAGAGGCTTCACAACATGAAACCGCACTTTGCATCTATTACGGGCCGAGTGAGCGCGCATATATTTGCTACCGAGTAAATCATCCTCGTAAAGGTAAGGTTATCGTGCGATTTGATAACGCGCTGAATGCCAGCCCCCAGATAGGCAAAGTTAAACTCAGAATGTCTCCCTATGAAAAAGTCTGCTACTGGGGGTTACCTGGTGGGCCAGTTCGCTCAGATGATGACATTCCCCCCATCGATTCCAAAATCCCCATTGAGCCCCAGATACAGAGATATTACATCATGCAACCATCAATCAGCTGTAATCGACTAAGTGATGATTTAAAAATTCTAATCAACAACATCACCTGCACATGGCAACGTGGCCAGTTTGCTGCAACGGGCAACATCAAGTTTTGCAGCCGCATTGATATGGAGCGTGCGATTGGCCAACAGCTAAAATTAGTCATTAACGGTTATGAGTTCATCATGATTTGCGAGCAACCCAGTACAAGCAATCGGTTTGCGAATAATAACTATAGCGCGTCGATTCGTTCTCGATTCGCAGAGCTTGCTGCACCGTATCAACGCGAGCGTAATTACGTAAACACCGTTGATAAGACGTTCGCAGGTATCATGGCTGACATTTTAGAAAACACAGGCTGGACGTTAGACAACAAAATGATAGATTACCCAATCCCTGAGGGGGCGTTTTCGTATCGAGGATTGACGCCAGCGGCTGCACTATTAAAAGTGGCCAGCAGTATTGGTGCGATATTGGACATTAACGACACATCCAAAACCGTCTCGGTTGTGCCTGAGTGGCCCGTTAACCCGTGGAGCACAGAGCAAGCAACGCCTGATGTCATTCTCAATGATGCTCTAATACTAGAGCACAATACACGAGACACCATTCAGCCAGAGCACAACGTTGTTTTTGTGAGAGGTGAGCAGCAAGGCGTAGCGTGTAAAATCAAGCGCCAAGGCACACCCGCAACTGATTACGCTCGCGACATTGTGGATAATCTAATTACCGACGTACAAGCCGCGCGCCAACGTGGTACATGTGAACTAGCAAGAAGTGGCAATAAACGAACCGCAACCATTCGCACCAAGCTGAAGCAAGACCTGCCACCAATCAGACCAGGCATGCTATTGGGTGTAAGGTTCGAAGATGAGCTATACAAAGCAACGGTGGACTCACTGGCCATCTCCGCTAGTATCAGTAACCAAGGCGCGATTATGGTAAATCAAACAATTCAGGCGGTACGTAATGTCTAACACACTAAACAGACTCGGTTCAGTGCTCTCCGGCACACAGCGCAGTATAGTAAAAGTGCTAACAGTTAATAATGATGGTACGACTACCGTAGAGCACAGCGACGGCACTACCAGCCGCGTACTGGGTGATAATTTTGAAACTGGTTCGGTTTACATTGAAAATGACCGTATCACAGGGCAAGCTCCGGACTTGCCCTATAGTGAAGTGGAGGTTTAGTTCTTATTGACTAATATGCTCAACAAACAGAACATGTTCATATCCAAGTAGAGTACTGGCCTTACTAATACCTCGAATAATTATGTTCATTTCCGGAGCTGAATCGCCTTTCAGAAGTAGCTTATCGTACTTAAGTGCAACTTTCATATCTACACTAGGACACTCTAACAAATAACCTTCTTCTAAAATTGCTGTAACTGTGCAACTAGGCTTTCTTAAATGGGAAAAAATAGGAACAGACTCTCTACTACTAATATAGCTATATGCCGCACTATTGAGTGTGGTAGGTTTTGTATAGTATTTCCCTTTCCAATTGTAAGAGTCCACAAGTGTGCTAACTACATTCTTAAGCTTTTGCTCCAGAAGACGATTCTCATTTACTATACTGTTGTATATCATCTGAGTTTGCTCATGTTGCTGTTCACTTAGGTACTTTCTTGACAATTCAATATACCCATTATCAATCACTTCTCTTTCATACTTCCGGCGAAGTTCACCTAGAACTTTTTTATAATGTGTAAGTTGCTCATGTAGATTAGTTATTTTTACTAAACGTTTTCGACTGTTGTTGTGTAGGGAACCACTGAAGATTTTTTTACGAGAATCTTTATAACCTTTCCACAGAGAAGGGTGCATTCGTGATATTTTTGCTAAATACCTAGACTCTTCTGCGAAAATAGCACATCTAATAAAGCCACTATTGACCCACTTGGCATAGTTTTTCTCAAAGAGGTCAACTGTTTTAATGCTTTGATAGTATGATTCAACATTTTTGAATTTTGGCTTGTCAAAATCAGGATCTACTCTAAAGTCTGATGAGTTAAGACTATTTATTTTCAAATAAAGTTCAGCTAATTCGCCAACGACCTCTTCATAAGTTTCCTCATATCGATTTATCTCGGCTTTATCTATAGGGCAATAATCAAAATCTTTGACATAGTAGGGCTTGCCATACATATCAGAGTATTGATCGTTGATTGTGACTTTCTCATTTGTAACCTGAGATAAAGCAATATCGAGCAGTGTCAAATTATTGCTGGAAGAAGTACAGCTACTCAAGAAGAGCATGAAAAGTACTGCTAGTAGGCGTTTCATTAGAACCAGTTGATAAATTATTCGTCCTTGTTTCAGTTTAACTATATGAAACGTAATTTAAAACTTTTAAAAGTAGAGTTTTCGCAATTTTCGCACATTTTCATCTAAGTTTTCGCGCGCGGCATCACATATAAGTTAACCCAAATTACAGCGCCTTGTGGTTGGCTATATGGGATAGGTTTATCGTATTTTTTTACTTTTGCTAAATGCCAAGCCCAGCACCATTTTTCAAGTAAATCTAGTTTGCTTACTTGATGGTAATCAAATTGCCTGTCTGCACCTTCATAAGCCAACTTATGGCAAGTTGTTAAATAACACTCTCCAACTATTAAACCTGTCCCCGAGTTGATTAACTTGATTTTTCCTCTAATCTTTGTCGGTCTAGATCTCATTTCCCAACATTTGCCAGAATTGAATATCTTATCTAGCCATTCGCTTTTAATAATAAACTCTTTGCCGGTGTCAGAGAACGTAAAACGTTATCCCAACTTAATTATTTGCGCTAATTCTGGACACAACTCTATCCACTCAGAAAGTAGCTTGCTTTCATTCTGGCCTTCGTAATTAGGGTCTTCACGTAATGCTGACGAGCGCATAGAAAAATACGCTTTCACATCATCTCGAATATCGCTTGTAGAGTGACCAATATAAAATTCTATCTCTCTGAGTGTTAAGTCACGATCTCTCATTTCAATTTATCCTTATTCCAATATTGAATTGAATTAGCCTCTAAGCAACAACCCTAGACACTGGGCTTTGCGCTGAAAACCACCTTACGCTATGATCAGCTAATACTCTTAAAAGTTCTATTAGCTCATGATAATGAGCTTCATTAAGCTCATTACCTGTCTTTTTGTAATTAGCTTTTGAGTGTGCAATTGAGTTTCTAGTCGCGCTGATACATGATGCTAAATATCCAAGAGCTTCTTGATCTGATTTTTGCAAATGCTTATTGAATTTGTTTTTCAAAAATTCTGGAACGACAGCTTCAACATCTCGTATATAGGAGCAAGTCTGAACAGTTAATTTAATGGCTTCTGAATCCTTTCTGAATGTGTTTTCATTGAACAGTTCCTGTAACTCTTTAATAAAACTAGCATCAGGCTTTAAAGCTCTTTTGCTGCTCAAAGCCTTTCTACCAATTTCCGTAATCTGATGTCTAACAACTGTCTCTGATACATATTCAATGACTTTCACGAAGAAAAGGATTTTTAGTTCTTCATCATTGGCAAATAGAGCTTTATTATATAGTTGAATAACACGGTCTGTATCTTCGCACACAATCAATTCTCGCGTTGGAGTATGCTCTGAGTCTTCATCGTATTGGATGTTTTCGTAATATTCTTTATTAATATTTGGACAAGGAGATATTTCAATATCTAGGAGACTATTTGCTTCATAAATATAACTGCGACATGCTTTTCTACATGTTTCAAGATCTAAATTTTCACCTTTAATAGCAAAAAAATGATCGAACTCCACAGGTGAGTTATGCCCCTCTTCAAGTAGTTTATAACTAAAGAGAAAGTTAGGTTCAAAAAGAATACCAACTTCTTCTATAGATTTAATATGCGACACTTTGAAATTATAAAACATCAATGATGGTTTTTTCTCATGATCCTCAATTGAAACCCTTTGCAAATAAAGATTTTCGTGAAAAAACTCTAAGCTATTTATCAACTGTGAGTTATTTATCAAGTTATCTAAATTCAATAGATGTTCATTGAGAATGCAGGGGCCTTGTTCTCCATCCACCATGTAACCAAAGTCAGACTTAAATCCACTAAGATAAATATTTGTATCTGACCATTCATTAATAGGCGTCTTTCCTTCGTCGGGCTCTTCATTAATAGATAAAACCTCGATATCTTCCATAAAATTAATCGAAAGCATTTCTTCATAATCAAAGCTCTCATCGTAAATATCTATAACTACATCATAGTCAGTGTTGTATTTTTCAAAAATAGATTTTATAGCGGTTATATATGCTTTTTTAAAATTTTCACACTCAAAAAATAAAGAGCTTCTATTAACTTCTGTCTCCATATTTGGCATATCCTTTTCAGTTTCCCATTGTCTGACGAACCACACCCCAGTGCTCGCCTGAGCTGGTTTGGTTATAGCCGTTATCTTTCATCAGCTTTTCAAATTCTTTGCCTGTCATTTAATGCCCTGTTACTTTTACTCGTGAATAAACGCTATTAATAGCGTCTGATAATTGCAGCAAATTACCGTTATATTTATCTGTTACAACTTGTCTCGATGCGTAGCCAAACAAATCGGCTACAACACCATGATCAACATTCTTGGCTAAGTAAATGATGAGTGAGTCTTCAAAGGTTTTCGCTGTAGCCCAATCTAAACCAGCCTTTTTAAGTAATGTGTTTACTTTGGTTCTTAGATTTGTTGGCTGTTTGTTAATGCCGTTTTTAACTGTTCGCTCGCTCATTGCAAATTCATTAAGCCGATCATTAAGTAGCGCGGGAGCATATTCACTAAAACCCCTATAAGTACCTAAGTTGTGTTTGTACTTCGCTGGCACTTCTTGTTGTTCGTACCAATCAAGATAGTTTTCAAGCGCCAAACAAAATACCTCTGGCACTTCGATAATGCGCTCTTTTTTATTTCGGCTGTAGGCCGCTGGCAAAACCCACTTTCGATAGACCTCACCTTTGTCATTTATTAGCTGGTGTAGCTTTAATAAATTATGCTCTGTAAGCGACAAAGGAACGTAGGTAAGCTGGCTGATAAGGTACTTATCTTTAAGCGCAAACTTGCCCGTACATGCGTTGTTTAATAGCGAATCTATGTCACTATCTACGAATATCTGCCTCAACATTTATATTATTGCATAAACCTTCAAATCAGCTTATGCAATATAGATTACATCATTCGAGTGCAATAACAAGACTATTTAACTAATAAAGATGGTGCAACATTGGAATAGTCTGTGAGAGCCAAATATAGAATAGCCGATAAGGGTCTCGGTGAACTTTTAATTTAAGAGAAATCTAATATCAAAATTGAATGGTGGAATGATCTGAAGTATGTTTGTTGTGGTTGTAGAGCGGTGCGCCAGCCAGACTGAATACGCACCTAAGCATCAGAGCTTAGACAAGATGAACGCAGCGACTACAGCGAGCGCGAACGCTTCTACTGGTGTAAATACAGCTACGAGAGCTGTAAATAATGCTGCAAATGCACCCAGCCTAAGGTGCAAGCTTGCTGAACTCGTTAATGTAGGTTTCGCCATAGCTACTCCTTATCAACGTGCCCCAAGTCTTTCAAAATGCCAAAGCATGGAGGCGTTCAGACTTTTGCTGCCTTTTACTTTTCCGCCGTCCAAGAGAAAATGATTCAAGTTCTCTATCGCTTAAGGAAGCAGCAATCCTTGGCGGTCGGTTGTTTGCTCCCAGTTAAAGAGCAATACATGTTATTGATACTATATTAAATTTTAAGTTTGAGCTATAAATTTTCCTCATTGCACACCCGAGAAAGACAATACAAATTTTGCATACGGGTCATGTGACGGTTTATCATACGGCAAAACAACTGAAGGAACTGACATGAGAATAATTAAACTGGGGAATGACCATGCTGAAGATAGGATTGTATGTGAGGTCAATATGCTTAGCGGGGGCAAGGTGAGGTTGAGTGACAGTATTTATGCTGGGGCTAACGTGACAATTGAATCTGGAAGCTATAGCTCTACAATCCCGCAAGAATGGTTCAGCATTCAAGGTTCTTACGATGAAGAAGAAGACTCTCTTTGTTACAATGGAATAACCAACGCTAGTATGGCTGTGGCAATCCCCGGGCTGGGTGACACGCTAATTGAAGTGAGAATCACGCTTGAAGACTATTTTGAGTTGTTAGATGTAGAGCAGCTTCAGGATTACATTTCTCACAAACCCAAAAAAGATAGCTAAATTAGCTGCCCATTGCACAAGACTTCAAATGTCGGCGTAATTAAAAGTTTGGGGGACTAACCCCCAGAATGATAGGAAAATGGGTTGTCGTAGAGACATGTGTAAGTCACTTTTAGCTCAAAGCATTCGTCTATGACTTTTTCCGCCTCATCAATGCGTTTTGGATCGGCGAATTTAATGTAAAAAACCAATATCTTTTCATCTTTGGCGATATAAGAGTCAGGGGTTAGCTGTGCTGTATGTTTATCTATATTGTCTGGAAATAATTCACCAATCTTTGCCTCTAACTCAGTATAAGATATCAGCTTTCCCTTAAAATAAAATTCAAAGGTCTTTACCTGTGCAGTCCCTAGTCCTTTATTGAGTAGGTGAAATGATAAAGTGTGATCGGAAACATGTGTCCAATCGCACAGAGCTGGGCGGACTGACATATAGTTGTGTTTTCGACTCATCTTCGCTTGATAAATGGTCAATATCAGTGCGCAAACGGCTATGCAGGCACTGACAATTGCCACCCAATCAGAGTTACTGAAGCCATCCACGCTAAAGAAACCTCGCGGGCGGTTTTTTATCCCCTTTATTGACAGTCCAAACGGCAATGCCGAGCTTGTTGCTTTCAATGGTTTTCTCGATACGCCTTAAAAAGCGCTCTTTTGAGTGTGAATTTACAATGAGTACAATGCCTGCTTTCTTACCAGTCATTGCTGAGTAATATAACGATTGCCCAATTGCCTCAGCCCACTTTTTGCCCCAATCATATTCAATCGCATATTCGTCGTTTAAGCAGTCAACTCTTGTTTTATCTGATAAGCGATGCTCCACTTCGGCGCGACAATGAAGAACAACGAAATCAGCTTCCTTCCATTCAGTCAGGGGCTTGGAGGTGGGATCTGTTTTAACTTCATTTGTTGCAAATGCTGAGAGGCTGAGCAGTAAAAATAAAGTACATAGGCTTCTAATCATCTTGTTTCTTTCCTTGGTTAAATCAGTGTTCGACTGGAACACCCGCTGATTATTAGTCAGCATGATGGGCAGGTCAACTACATGTTTTAGAGCGTAATAGGCTCAAACAGGGCTGGGCTTGCATTAGTCATCACTAATACGCGCAATCGAGCTTTTTGAAATGCTCTTGGTTTTATCTGGATTACCGTGTTTGTTTACGAGTACGTGACGATATGCGATTGTTACTAACATAGTATAGGAATTACTGTATATAAATACAGTTTAATATTGTATTAGAGTAGAAGCAATTGGACAATTCATTAAAGAAAGTTATGCGAGAATGGCTAGGAAATACTTAAATCATAAAAATTATTTTACTACGATTTTACTACAATATTACTACCGGTAATTTTAGGTGAAGCTAATGAAAGTGTGTAACTCATTGATTAGGGTAAGGAAAAGCTGGTCGGCATAGCAGGATTTGAACCTGCGACCCCTGACACCCCATGACAGTGCGCTACCAAGCTGCGCTATATGCCGACTTGTGCTTTACTATACGGATTTTTTTTTGAAAGGCAATAAGTGGTTGGTTTGTTTGGACATTAAATGAACTCAAGGGCGTATTTTTGTGTTCTTCGTCATTAAATCTGAGTTTTATAAGAAGAAAGCGCACTAAATATAAGCACTAGTGCGCTGTATTGGTCTATTTAGTCCAAATGCCTTTTGGTAGTGTTTTTTCTACTTCAGGGTTGGTACTAGGATCAAACTCTGGGGTTACGCCAGCTTTAAGCTGCTTTTTATAATCGTTGGCAAGCCATAGCACGACTTTGCGAAGCATAAAGAGTGCAACCACGTTAACTACAGCCATTAAACCCATTGAAATATCAGCGAGTGTCCAAACCAGTCCAAGTTCGCTTACCGCACCAAACATTACCATACCTAATACACAAGCTCTAAATACCATCATGCCTTTCTTTGAATGGTGATCTAAGAACAGTAGGTTGGTTTCTGCATAACTATAGTTGGCAACAATGGAGGTAAAAGCGAAAAATAGAATAGCTACCGCAACGAAAATTGCGCCCCATTCCCCTACATGATGAACCAATGCAGATTGCGTTAATTCAATGCCAGTTAAACCTGAGTTTGGCTCGAGCTGACCAGATAAAAGAATAAGCGACGCGGTCGCGGTACAGATCACTATGGTATCTACAAATACACCTAGCATTTGTACATAACCTTGTGATGCTGGATGGTTTGGATTTGGTGTTGCACTTGCAGCAGCGTTTGCAGCGCTACCCATACCGGCTTCATTTGAGAATAAGCCGCGCTTGATCCCTTGAAGCATCGCTTGCATTACCGCGTAGCCAATAGCACCAGCACCCGCTTGCTCAATACCCATTGCACTTTTTACTATTAACATGAATATGTCTGGTAGCTGCGCAAAGTTCATAGCACAGACGTAAAGTGCAAGTATAAGATAAGCAACGGCCATAAAAGGTACGACAAGTTCTGCAAAGCGTGCAATAGTTTTTAAACCACCGAAGATGATAATCCCAGAAGCTGCTACTAACGCAATACCCATCATATATTTAGGCACATCAAAGGCAACGTTAAATGCTGCAGCAATGGAGTTGGCTTGTACTGCATTAAAGACGAAACCAAATGCAAGGATAAGGCAAAGTGAGAATAACACCCCCATCCACTTACGTTTTAAACCTAGCTCCATATAATAAGCAGGGCCACCACGGAAGTTTCCGTCATCATCTTTTGTCTTATATAGCTGCGCTAAGCAACTTTCAGCAAAACTGGTCGCCATACCAATCAAGGCAATGAGCCACATCCATAATATAGCACCAGGACCGCCTAAATAGAGCGCAACGCCAACACCTGCCATATTACCGGTACCAACCCGTGCGGCGAGTGAAGTACAGAATGCTTGAAAAGAGGAGATACCATCTTCAGCACCTTCGCGGCTTTGCATCATTACCTTCACCATATATGGAAATTGAGTGAATTGAATAAAGCCAAGCCTAATTGTAAAGAATACACCTGCAGCTATTAAGAGGTAGATAAGTAGATGGCCCCATAAAAGACCACTTATCGAGTTTAAGATATCAGCCAT